GAATGATAACACCAATTAGACTAAACCGGTTTTAAACGTGCATAGTACTATCCCAACGACTATTTTTATAGGACTTCTAAAACTCACCACTCCAACAACATAGTTAAGTTAATAAAAAGATTCATGGTTTACACGTACCATTCAAAATAGCATTAGGACATTTCACAGTAGCACTATTACTAATATACCTACAATCACGAATATACACATTCTTACCATCAACAAGCATAGCTCCACCAGTACTATCAGCATGGTCTCGTATAAACCGACAACCATGAATCATCAAACCACGGCCATCACTACCATAATTAACACTAACACCATCACCACTAGTCACCTGAACCTTCAAAGTAAATGATTCACCATTAGCTGTAATAGTAATCGTATGCTCCCCAGTCGTAAGACCAGGATACACTTTCACAGTAGCAGTATACGTACTACTCTTAGTCTCACTAGGCACTTTAATCGTAGGAACAACATATGAAGATAACCTATTAGAACCAATCTTCAACGTTGAACTAGTCACCTTCGTAATTGGCGTTTCACCACTATTATACTTCTTATTGTCACCCAATAAATGCTTATAACTAATAGTAAGAGTAACAGGCGTATTCGGATTACTAATATTCAAAGAATTATTACTAAGATAAGGAGCAGGAGTAAGACTAAACTTACCACGTTCAACACTAGTAGTACTAGGAGGAACAGTATATTCTATTTTCATACGAATACGATTAACAAGAGGCAAACTCCAATGACCAAAGTTTCTTGAATAAATACCCCAAGTACCATGACTAACAGTATAATTATCAAGTCCAACACATTGGAACACAACACCAAAATTACTACTATTCACTACTTTCGGAGATAAGGAAACCCCCCATGACGATGGACTGCCCGTGTATGTTTGAACAGTCCAAGGGCTACTTCTACATGTCCATCTGTCACTTTTTGCTTTATTATTTCCTACCCCCCAATCAGTATGACTTGGACCGGTTTTCAGTTTAAGTGTCTTTGTTCTGATTCCTTCGTTTGTTTTTCCTTCTTTTACCGTGCATTCAATTGTAATATTCGTAATTGTTGCATTGTTTGGAATATTAAAACCATAATTTGAGAGATATATTACGGGACTTGCTCTTGCTACTGCTGTTCCATGTCTTCCTATTTCTGCATAGTGTTTGAGGTTTTGTGTTTTTTCTTTGAGCCGGTTAAGGTCAACCCATTTGTTTGCAGTTCCACCGTTTACTACTTTCCATCGTGCATCTTGCACTACATTATTTGGTGTTTTCCATCCAGTATTAACCATGAGTTATGTCTCCTTTTTCAGTGTGTCATATGTTCTTGGGTAATTTGGTAATCTTCCTTCTCTGAATAATGCGTATCCTATTGCTCCATTTTTGATTGCTACTTTTATACTTGCTTCCATATCTGCAACAGTTCTTCTAGTAGAATCATTATCATTCTTGTATGTTTGAAGTGCACATACTACTTTACTACCATTATCTTTTCCATATTTAACTTGTTGACCAATCCATGAATCATCTTTCTTGTAGTTTCCTTTATATGCCATTATACATACATAATCAAGGATTGCTCCTAATTCTTTGTAATTTTGTCCATATACAGGACTGTTTGTTGCACCTTCAGGCATTACTGCACCTGAAACAATATACTTATTATTCAAGGAGTGAATATACTCCGTTAATGCTTTGACTTGTTTTGTTATTACTTTGTGTTTGTTTTCATCTGAGTTTGCTGTTCTGTATCGGATATAATCAAGGTGGAATCCTGCAATGCTTGTGTTATCATGTATTGCCTTAATATCTTTTTTAAGAGAATTCATGTTGCTTGTACTTTCAGGATCAATTGAACGCCCCGTACTTACATTATAGAAGCAGTTCATTGTTGCATGTACTCTTATTTTTGTATTTTTTGTATATTGAAGTACTTTATCTATGAAGTTATTTCCAGTATAATCACTACATCGTACATATGCATCTGTTATTCCTTTGTTGACCCATGTGTCTATTAATTTTTTATTGATTGTAAGGTCGTTTGGTGTGTTGTTTACGTATACTGCTGATATTCCATTTGTTTGTGTTGCTAGTACTGTGATTGCTCCTTTGTATGGTGTACATTCTGCTCCTTCACATGTAAATGTTATAGGATATGCTGTTGCTGTTCCTGTTGATGGTATTGTTACATCGAGAGTGTATTGATTATTTACTCCATCTACTTTGTATGTTTTTCCATATACTGTGAATACTCCTTTACATTCTGTGGATAATGTGCTTCCATTGTATGCTTGTATTGTTATTTTGATTTTATCTCCAGAATATCCTTTATTAGTTGATGTGCATTTGAATGTGAGTTTTGGTGGTTGTTGTACAAATACCGTGTTTTGAACTGACTCATTACTCGTTGTACTTGTACCTTCAATGTATGCTATGACATTAAAGGATGTTTGTTTAAACGTACTTGGTACTGTATATTGTACTTGTGCCACTCCTTCGTTTATATCTACTTCATCTAATTCTTTTGAATCCAGGATAAAATGAACTGTTCCAGTATTTACTTTGTCTCCATCCATATCTGTCACATTCACTTTCAAGTTTATTGTTTGTCCTGGTTTTGTTACAATATCGGGGAATGATATTTTTATACGTTTTGCTTGATAGAATACTGCTCCACCATCACCATTTACACTACAATCTTGGAAATTACATCCCTCTAGTGCTACTTTTGCATTTGGACTATATATTGCACCACCAAGTTCACCTATACATTTTTCAAAGACTGAATCATTACATATGAGTGTACCATACTCTTCCTCATTTGCTTCTATGAGTATTGCTCCACCACATCCTTTCACATAACTACTATTATTTGCTGTTGCATCATAACAATGAATATTTTGTAATGTAAGTGTTCCTCCTGGTTTGATTATGAATAATCTTCCACTCTTTGTTCCTATGATTTTTGATTTTTTGTTTGTTCCGCCTCGAATCTCCACATTCATGTTTTCTTCTATTGTGAATGGTTTTGTGAGTGTGTAATCATAGTTTGAGTCAAGTCGATATATTATCTTGACATTGTCTTGTGGTGTATATGGTACTATTTTTTGAAATTCTGTTACATTATCTAGAAGTATTTCATCGATTTGGTTTGCTTTTCCATTGTTTATGTCAATATATGGTGTACTGTCAAGGTTTAATGTGAAGTCAATTAATCTGCTGAATAATGTGTTTTCTTTGTATATTCCTGTTTTTGTTCCATCTGTTCCTATTGTATATAATGGTATTTTAAGCGTGTTTCCTTCACGTGTACATGTTACTGTTATCTGTTGATAATCTCTTCGCACGTTTTCATCTGCTACTCTTGTAACCATTTTCACATCTTTTGCATCCTGTGGATTAATATAATACTGTTCATTTGGATTTACGATAGTAACTAATTCAGGTGTTTGATAATATAATGTAGCAGTATATTGAAGATTTGGATTAATAAGATTACTGAGTGTAATGTATATGTATTGTGTACTTTCTGTTAATTCTCCTAGTACTTCAAATGTGTCATATTTATCAATACTTACTTGTGTATTCTTTGATTCATCTAATAAGTAACTTGCAAATTTTCCTGTATATGCATCTGCACCTTGAAGTCTTATTGATTCAGTGAATTGGACTTTGTACAATAAATATTGACATGCATTATACTCATCAAGAGTAAATTCATCACTCAATCTTTTTGGTTTCAGTCTCATGTTTACTCTTCCTCTATAAAGTCACCTGTTGTACTTGCAATATCACATATATATTGCTCTGTACTATTCTGAGTATAATTTTCATCATATTCAGCGTATATTGTTGTATCTTGCTTACTTTCACATAACATTGCATAATCTTGAAGGTTAATATCATGACTATTAGTACTTCTAAGTTTATTACAAAGTACAAGAGGAAGCACTAACACTCTGTTCGTATGCGGATTTCTACGAAATTCAAAAAAAAGAGATGAATAGCTTCCAATTTTTGTTGAAGCACCTTTTGGTATTAAATCACATAATTGAAGAAATTCTTCATTGAACTTATTTCTAAAATACATTTTGTTTTCACCACGTGTCTGGCATGAATGTTGTTTCTTTTTTTGTCTTGTATGAACTTACTCTTGGGTCATATTCTTTTTCTGTAAATTCATCATAGTATGTATCATATATTCCTGTATTTCCAGGAATTGCTAATTCATTACTTGTCCATGGATCATTTCTATTTCCTCTTCCATATTCTCTACGTATGAAATAGTATCCATCATAAAATATCCATCCTTTTGCACTACTTCCATGTCCTGTTGCTTTTCTTTCAAATCCTTTTCTTGGACTACATACAATTTTGGTTGGATGTCTAAGGTATGGATAATAATATATTGCATAGGTATATGCTTGATTATACCAGGGATTTCCATAGAGTGGTAATGTCATATCGCCATGTAGATTGCTTGGTCCTCTTCCATTAAATTGTGCTCCTTTATACACATATGTTAATGCTTTTGCATAGGAATGATTACTTGTCATTTCTTTGTCAGTTATTTTAATGTGTGATTTATTGTATGTGTATGTTACTTCTCCTGCAACTACTGACACTACCTTTGGTTCTGGTTGCATGAGATATTTACTATTGTTTGTTCTAAACAGGTTGTGGTCAATGCGTGTTTCTCCGATTGATTGTATTTCATTTCCAAGGTTATTGTAGAATGTACTGTTTGTAATATGCATTTGGAAAAGGTTATGATGTTTATTTGTGAAATCAGTATTATGTGTGTATATACAGCAACCTTTATGATGATGTGCCGGATGATAATTACCTTTGAATACACATTTATCAACATATAATGCACTACCCTCATTAACTGTTATTGCAGGCATACAATTATATACTGATACACCAATCAATCTGAATCTTGTACGATTATCTGTTGCAGGATTACTATTTGAAACAAAGAATGGATTATATTTATCAAGGCCATCTATTTTACATGCTGTTTTTCCTTTCGCGCCACAGAGAGTAATGTCTCTTGTTATATTAATTGTTTTAATATCATCTGTTGGTGACATTGTAGTTGCATTCATTATAATCCAATCCGGACCATCACTACTTTTTATCATAGTATTCATGTTAGTCCAATTTTTAGCAATTGCATATTCATGTGTTACTGTATGTTCTTCTATTGTTGTATTAAATTCATTATTTGCTTCAAGACTTACACGTAGAATACTTTTATCTTCATAATACCTACGATAATTAATCCTTGGATAAATATACCCATCATTTTGAACAATACATGTTTGAGCTACTTGTTCTTTTGTATTTGGATTTATCATCGTAACATTTACGCGACTACCAATCAATTTTGAATCAAGGTCAGGATCATGAATATTATACTTATTATACATACAGATTTGTATCTTAAATTCTTTGATACTTCCTTTCCAGATTCCCTTGTATTGTTTTTCATCACCCCAATTAACACCACGTTTGTTTTCTTGTATTTTACTAATTTGCACTACCTTTGATACTTCTAATTGTCCTTTCTTTGCTGTAATTTTTCCATAGTATAACCCTGGCCTGTCTGTAGCACCATATACTAATGTGTAATTTCCATTAGTATTACTTCGTTTTCCTGTACAATCGGGAATTCCCTCTGTAGTATCAAGTCCTGCACTGGTACATGCTGATAATGTTAATTCTGCATTTGTGACTGGTTTTCCAAGTGCATCCACCACACTACCCGTGTGGTTAAAGCTTTTATCATATTGTTCTTCATATTTATCAGCATTTTTTAGGATGATACTACTTGTACTAATATTTCTTCCATTTCCTGCTTGGCTCATATGAAAACAAACACGGATATCATCACAGCCCTCTCCCTCAACATATATATTAATTGTATTTTCATCATTACCTTTTGTTATTTGTACAAGACCTTTATGAATTACATCAGATTCACTATTATCATTTTTACTCCGTGTAATCTTATATACTCCATCCCATAATGCATTCCTTACTTCAAAAGTATACATGTATGCCTTTGGATTCGTATAGGAAATTGTATCAATATTCACAATAAAACTATTAAAACGTACCTCTGTCACATTTTTCGTAATTTTACTAGTTTTTGGATTAGAAGAATTATACGTTCCAAATTGTGGGAATTGTTCTAATAGTAATGCTGTATCAAAACATTCCCAACTATCATGATTAATATTATTATGTATTACTTGATTGACATGTTCAATTTGTGCAAAATCCGCTTCAAGTAAATGATGATAACTAGGCATAATACATCACCATCCTTTCACATAATGACATATTATGTATTCATATATCATGTCATATAATAAAAAGCTACGACTTACACTCGTTCTTGGGATACCTGCATAAATATTGTTCATATAAGGATTTCTACTACTCATATGTATTCTTATATCACTATATAATTCATCTTTTGCATATAATATAATTCCTTGTAGTTTTACAAATGTTACACTAAGATATTCTGAAAGAGCATTGAATAATCTTTGTCTATATTCATCATCACTTTCATTAGTTTCCCTTATTAATCCAATTTCAACACCCATCAGGTCAAGATATTGTCCTTCTGCTGTAAGAAGAAAACAATTATAAATTATATCATTTATTTCATCTTCCAAATCATCGAATAAGCCATTAATGATAGGTTCAAGTATTTTATGCATGATGTTCTGTGGATAATGTAATGCACTTTCTTCATGTAATCTATTTTCAATAGGAGTCCAACGATTAGTCATATATTTTGCACCTCTATGCTTGATATTGTGTTAAACCAATATCATTTGTTGCTTCGGGGTCTCGCATTGTTTTTGAAAGGAATCTTGCAACTTCCCAATCTTTAATATGTATTGTATTAAATGTGTTTGAACCCCATTTGTTAATACTACTTGATGATGTTCCTCTTGAATATGTGAATCCATCTTTATCTTTATATGTATAATTCGTTGCTGTATTCTTTGTCCAATATTTGATATTTGCTGGAAGATTTTCATTATATCTTTTGATTAAAATTGATTCTACTTGATCCACATTTGGAATTTCTTCTATTGCTGTGATCATTTTACTTTTTCTGATGTCCTCTCCTATTTTGAGCCCATCAAAGTATTTTGTTCCAACAACACCCCCGTCAATGTATGCAGTGATAGCATCTACCACGTCTTTTTCATACACTTTACTATCAGTATAGTAGAGAGTTACATCAAAGTAGACATTTGCAACTGTAGCTGCTTGAACGTGGAATAAGTGACCAATGATGATGTTATTCTGATTTGTCATTACGTTTTCAACACTTTCAAGTACACTTTGACGGCATGGTTTATTATCCTCATCATTAACAAGAATAACACGTGTACAATCAGTACAACGCACATTACTTGTATTTCCATTGGTATCTGTTACTGTTTTATAATGATTAGTCATACTATTTGGATTTACAAATGCTACATCATGTACTCCCCCAAGTGCTGTGAGCATTGTAGTGTATGCAGTAATAGTTCCATTTGCTCTTTCACGCCGTGCATTGTATATACGTTCACGTAGACTTTCATCTGTTTCTACTGCTTCACCCTCACTTATTTCTGCATTATTTGTTACTTCAAGATTATTTGGTACACTTATAATATCTTCAAAAGCTGTGAGTGTATCCGGTTCAGCATTATATTCACTACCTAAAAGACGACTGTATACTATCCCATCAGCACTATATGTGTCTTTTTGTATTGTTACATCATTTGATAATATGTATTCATTTCCTGTTTGTCTGTGTAGTATGATTGTTCCTCGTGGTACTGTGTAATCTTCTGTTTGTGTCTCTGAAAGTGTGAATGTAACTGTTCCTGTTGCTACTCTTCCTTGTTTTCTGCTGAGTTTCTGTTCACATGCTTTTAAGTCAAGAAAGTATCCTGTAGCGTATTTTGTGAATGTCTGTTGGAAGAGAGCATACATTTGTCTTTCAATATCTACACTTTCAACTGTGAAACTTTCAAGAAATGTCCGTATTTCACTACCTTCACTGAGGTCACATATATCAGAGAGATTACTGTTATATGCTTCGGTGTAGTAGTTGATTAATTCTGCAACTTTCTTTGAGCGGTCAATTGTTGACCCATCAAAGTTTGTTATTATTTCATCATTAGTCATTTTATCATCTTCTTAATTATAAATCAGGATTCGTTATCGTGGCGGGTACACTTAGATATATGGTAGTTGATGTTCCTTTGTAGTGTGCATCACCATTGTATTTGATTGTACATGAGTAGTCACCACGGAGGTTAGTTAGGGGGAATGTTGTTTTCCCGTTTGTTACTTTGAATTTTTTTGTTTTTATTGTCATTCTCTTTTATTCCTCATAATTGATGTAATTTCATTAGTTGGTACTGTGTTCTCCTGTATTGTGTTCCATATGTGAGGAGAGTACTATTCATTATTGCCCCTCCCCCCCAAAGGTAATATCTCTTATGTACATACCGTATCCTCTGTTATCGTAGAATGCAATGTAGTAATTATCTAGATTAGCCGTACTTATTGGTATTGTACATGATACATTTTCTGTTCCATCTTGTGCAGTATATGTGAGTATTAAGTTATTGTTTTCTGAATCATATTTGAATATGAGAGGACTTTCTTGACCATCACGCATCCATATATTTGAATCTGTCACTGTTGTATCAGTTATTTTGTATCCTGTTTCCTCGTTTATTCCTTGTGAGTCTGTTCCACTTAGTGATGGTGTTGCGTATCCTATCCATGTGTGTATTACTGGGTCATATAATCCGAGGGCTTTTCGTCCATCTCTTCCATTATGATAATATGTGATTGATATTGTGTTATCTGTTGAATTGTTGATTAACTCATTAAACGAGGAGACGCAATAATAAGTTATGTTTGAACTATTCATTGTCACTTTATTATTTGTGCTGTCAATTGTTGGTGTTCCCACCCAATTATCCTGGTTATAAAAGTCTATGTTAGCCCCCCCAGTAGTATCAACAGTTGGAAGAGCCACGTTCGTATTAAAATCAGAAATATATAGATAGGTGGTAGTGTAATTCCCAAAGAATAAATATACTTTTTCAAGGGAAACCCCTACCTCAAGTATATGGTCAGTATATGTGTTATCACAATTTTTGTAGTATATATGAAGAACATCATCTATTATGTTTAGTACAACGGTTTGTTCTTCACCAGATTTTATACTTTTACTTGGAGTACCCTTTGTATTTGTATATTCATTATATAACGTGTTAGTACTTCCATTTTTACGGGACATATTCTCAGCAAGGTAACCAATAACACAATCTGTACCATTATTGTTTGATGCGGGCAGTATTAATCCCATTCCAAAACGACCATCTGTAGTATTATTTTTGTTAAATGTGAATGAGAGTGGCATGTATTTCTGTAATGATTGTATATTTGTTTTATAATATACAGGTGTGAGAATACTGCTTGTTCCACTAAATGATAATTTATTATCTGTGATTGTTACTGTTCCCCCAGTTCTTGAAAGCCCGTCCGTAGTCCAATTACTTGACTTGTAGAAATCTAATTCTTCAATTACTACATTTTCTAGCGTGAATGTTCCCCCATCATGGTAGTCATCTCCATGGTATTGTACTGTGAGGTTGTATGTTCCTTCGCCCATGTCCTCTAGTGTTATGTTGCATGTTCCACTTGTGAGTGTTCCTTGTCCTACTTGAGTATCCCCGGCGAGGACTGTTACGTCTCCTCCAGGTGCTCCTTTTTCGCTTGTAACTGTGTTTGTTACATCTACTTTTATTTGTGTCATATTCTCACCATTATTCTTCAACTATTGTTGCTGTTACTGTTACAGGTATTTTTGTTACTTCAAGTTCTGCTGTATAATGATTACTTTCAGAGTATGTTTCTGTTGCTTCAGTGTATACTTCAAAAGTGTATACTCCCAGATCTGTTAAGAAACTTGTAAATAATGGACTTGAGTAATATCCTTTGCTATTCTGTGCTGTACGTTCAGTGTTTGTTCCATCAGGTTTTGTTATTTTTATAATCACTGTTTCAGGGTATGTATTGTCTTCAGCTGTGCATGCTCCTTTAATGTATGCTTTACATCCAATATGTATACTTGTAACTGTTGTTCCTTCTTCATCTGTAAAGTATGCATTTGTATTCACAGTTAATCCTGCTACTGTTAACCCGGTCTGTGAAGCACTTGTACTCTCATATAATTCATTACCATCAAAACTAACTGTACATGTATATGAACCGTAATTTTTCAATGAGTATTCTATTGTTGCAACACCTGAATCATCAGTCTGTGCTGTTATTGTATCTGTTACTGTTCCATTTGTTATTGTGAATGTTACTTCTTTATTATTAATTGTATTGTTTGGTAGTTCTTTATCTACTAGTGTTGCATTGATGCTTGTTGTTCCTCCCACACTGATGCTTGTTGGGTTGAATGTGATTTCTTGTATTTGTGATGGTCTTCTTGTGATTTCATATACTTTGTTTGTTGTCTGTGCTGACTCATACTTGTCATTTCCATCAAAGTGGAAGTATATACCATATGTTCCATGGGCACATGTTTCTTCAAATGTAGCAGTTCCATTTTCATCAGTTGTTATGACTCTATCAACCGTTGTGGTTGTACTTTGTGAGAATAGTACATATGATAATGTTGCTGTGACATTGAATTGTGGTATTAATTTATTTTCTGAGTCTGTGACTTTTATTGTGTATGATATTGTGTCCCCAATATATTTTGGGGTGGTTGTTTGTGTTGCTGTAAGTGTTAATGTATTTTTCACTACGTCTATTGTGAGTGTTGTGCTTGATTTATCATATTTTTTATTTCCATTAAATGATACGGTTAATGAGTGTGTTCCCTCTTTGAGGGATGTTACTGGAATGTTTACTTTTCCTGCACTATATGTTGTACCAGTAACTGTTGATCCATCAGGTAATGTTACAATTACATCAGCTTCACCAACACCATTATTATTCTCATCGGTAAGAGTTACATCTATACTACTTGTTCCAACTTTGTTATTTGCAACAGTTGCAGTTATTTTAGTTGGTTTTCCTGTTATTTTAACATTAGTTAGTGATGTATTTTGACTTGCTTGGTAAGTGTTATTTTCAAGATATTTTACTATAAAACTATATGTTCCTGGTTCTGATAATGTCACTGGAACACTTGTTGATTCATTAGTTACCGTACTTGTTCCAACTATCTCTTCTCCAACAAGAATATTTATTGTACCTGTTTTTACAATTTCCCCAGTATTTACAGCTTTTACTGTTACATGTATACTTGCTGTTTCAACGAGTTTGTTTTCAAGTTTCACATTAACATTTGTTGCTCTTCTAATTATATTCAATGTTACTGCATCGGATAAACATTGAGTGTAATCATCAGTTTCATCAATAAATAATGTGTATTTACATGCACTAGGGATACTTGATGATGTTGTAAAAGTTACAATGCCATCTTTGTCTGTTTTCTTTGTCTGTAAAGAATCATAATTTTGTATTGTATCATCCTCTTTTGTTCTACTTAGACGTAAAATCACTGGTATATCTTGTATTGGTTCATATTCAAGTAACACTTCTGCTTTTATCACAATATTTGTACTTACCTCATAATTACTATTATCTGGTGGTTGTGTTATTGTAATCATAGGTACTGGCTTGAATGTAGCAGTCATTGTACCTGTTGGAGGAAAACCATCCATAATCGGACTAATCGATGTTATGAGATTATTTGATGAAACCTCATTTGATAATACTGATTCAATTAATTCAAGTATTGCTACTGTTATAGGTGTTGTCTGTGATTTTTCTTCTGTTTCTGTTCCTTCAAATACACCATATATTTCTTCATTTCCACTACTTGTAAATGTATTTGTGAAAGATGCAACACCATACTCATCCGTAGTTGCAGTATAAGTATTATTTTGTGTAACTAGTTTGATCGTTTTTCCAGAGATTGGTACAGTTGTATTACTTTGTAATGTTACTTTAAAAGTTCCTGTTTCATTCACAAAAAGAGTTGTCTGTGGATGTGTAACTCCTGCAGTACAATCCACAGTCATTACAAGAGAAAGAAGTGTTTCAAGTTTACCCATATCTATTGTAATTATCCCATGATTGACTAATTGTTTAATATTAAATGTGTTAATAACATTACCTTCAATATTGTTTCCAATAATTGTATTATTATCTTTATCAACACCATACTCTTTAAGTTGAATTGCTGTTGGATATTGTATCATAAAGAAGGGTAAAAATAATTTTCGTGTAACGTTATTCACAATATCATAATATTCCACATACATTAAATGTCCACCAGGATAAGCCCAGGGGTAAGAAGAAGAATATTTTGAAGGAACATTGAATTTTAATGTAACATTTTTACTTGTAACATCAAGATATCCATTCTTATCACATCCATCAACAGCTACTACATGTTCATCAATATATACTGTGATTCGTTCAAAAGAGGAAATATCCGAAAAAGTAATAGGAATCGTAGCAGTACTACCAAGAGGATGCCATTCTTGTGGCGCTGTTACTGTTGGAGGCGAAACTTGTTTTGAAGTTACAAATAATGTACCTGCACATGCACCAGGATCATAATATTCATCCTGTGGAACATATTCCACAAGAAGAGGATATACTCCATGTTCTTTTTCAGTGATTGTGTAATTAAATGTTACATATCCCGCATCATTTATTGCACTTGTACCAACTACTTTTTCATTGATTGTTAACCTCGCATATCCATTATCAGGTATATCTTTTTGATCAATAATTGTAGTATAATTTGATTTGAAAATACGTGCAATTACACGCACTGTATCTCCTGTATAACCCATGACAATGTCTGTTATTAATTTAACAATAACAGAATACCTATTTTCATGTGATAAATAAACAATATTTGCATTGTTACTACGTGCGGAACAGTAATTAAGTGGAAGATATTCTTCATATACAAAACTATAATATGGACTTTTCTTCTTCCAACTTTGAATTTTATCTAACTGGTATGTTGCAATACCATTTATGACTGATGTTTTATCTTGACTTTTACCTTTTATCTTAAATTTTCCATTACCATTAAATACAATATCATCATTACTGAATACATTTGCACGAAGAGTTGCATATGTATCACTTTCAATCACAAATACATCAGGACAATGTATAAACGTTTTCCAACCATAAAAAAAAGTACCATAAGCATTACTACATGCATATGTCAAATTTTCTTCATATTCAATATTCAATGGGTATTGTCCTAATTCTATTTTATCTGTAACTTTTAATGGTATACTACTTTTTCCTTCACGTACTTTATTACTACCAAGCTTTTTCTTAGTCATGCGTACACCTTCAATACTGTTTCTGTATTATATGCTTCTTTTGTAGTTGTAAAATAATATTTCCTATTGATGTATCTGATGATAAGATTATCTATGAGATTTGCATCTTTATCAATCAATCGTATAACCTCATTATCTTTAAAGTTACGTGAAATAACAAAAATATATCTTTTAGTAAGTTTACTAAGAAGTGGTTTTGTAGTAAGAATTATTTTCTCTTCAACAAGATTAGCATTACAATAAACAATAGGATTAGTTATAGTAATAGTATCAATAATACTATCATCAATTGATGCATTTACAACCCCCATATTAACATGTTGTAGATTAACATCTTTCACATCTACATTAACATTCCTTTCACTCTCATTATCAATATTATTCACAACATACATATCATTCTCATCTTCAATCATAGTAGTAGTTGGAAGTTTCTCAAGAATAGTAATATAAGCAGTATACTCACATGGATTATACCCAAATTTTCCTTGATAGCGGAATTTCAGTTCATGTTTACCATAATTCATGTAAAGTGGTGTTGGCACATTAAAAGTAACACTACCTGGCTCATCATCACCACTTTGTTCAATTTCAAGACTATCAATAAAATGACCACCAAACCAGAGACTCACATTACCGATTGGAACACGTTTATTCCTTTCATCAAGCACATGACAATGAACACGTACAACATTACCATAAGTACTATAATATCCAACACCCCCTGTAACAATATGTGTTTCATGAAATGTTTCATTATAATTATCAACAATAGTATCATGAGTTCCATCAGCAAATATGTAATATTCACTAAACTCACTAGAATCTTCAACTACTACACCATTGATAAGAACACCAATATAATATGGAGAATAATCTTTTATTGTACATGTTACTTCTGCTATTCGTAGATCTTCTTGTACTCTTACTTCTATTTCATGTGTCAATGTATTTCGATGATATTCATCATTAACTCTTCCAAACCAATCCTTCACATAACTACCATAATTAGTATAACACCATGCAAGATTATCAAAATAACATGTGATCCTGTTATAAATTGCTTGTCGTAAATTGTCTTTTCCGCTGATTGTTTGAATATCACCTTCACTATTCAGAATCCAGTGCCTATCAATATCAGTACCTAATTCATATTCAAGTGTCATAATAACACTCTCCTTTTTATTGTACAAATTTTCTTCCATCTTCAATATTCACTGTTTCATTTTGTCGTGGAACGTTTAATTTGTTTCTCATCTTGTTTTCAAGGATTTTTATTTCAAATTTAATATTCATTGTATTTAATCCTCCATCAAAATCTATTACTATTCTTTTCATTATAATTCATCTCAAAACTAATTTTTCACAATTAAACCAATACTCGGCTGACCACCAGGAGTATTAGCAATATAAGATGCAAATGTATTAAAGCCACGACTTTCAATATAACCACAATAAGCTGGTTTATTACAACGATTACCAAGACTATTCAATACTTTCACAATTTTATTTTTAGTATCAATTGATTTAATTACCTCATAATGACCATACTTATTACGGTATAAATTATGAATAATTGCATCTGTATTTGATTTACTGATTTCTTTTCCTAGCTTTTTGAAGCGTTCACTTGTCGTATTTCCAAAGTCACTGAAGTTTTTCCATGTGATTTTAATGTTTGTTCCTTTTTTACTGTTCACTTTCTTTATAGCAGTATTAATTCCACTATGGCTTGTTCCTGCTGTTGTAGTTCCAGCCCATCCAGCAAGTGTTGCTTCTTTATAATCTTCAATACCAAATTTACAAAGAACTTGACGTAGACTATGAACACCACAATAATATGGAGTACATTGCCCCAACCTGTTACATCCCGCACTTACAAAATGAGGACTACTTGTATACAATGTTGTAGTAGAATTAGAATTTTTAGTTGTTACCTTAGGAGTTGAAGTTATTGTTTTAGGATAATTGATGTATACAAAATTAGGTTTTTTATTATTTTTTGATACATATTCATCATATCTTCTTTTTATCTCTTTGTATTTCACATTTGTTATGTATTGATATTTATTATTTACATCTACATATGATATTTGTGGTTCTTTATTATTTGTTTTCACATAGTTTTCATATCTCTTGACCATGTCAAGCCATGTTCCAATGTCAAGCGTTATGCTAGATCCACTTATATCTCTCCCATTTATCCCACTATTTTTACATGTTATTGGTCCAAATATTCCATCTTGTGTTAAATTTTCTTGTTTTTGTAGTTGTTTTATACTATTTACTGTGAGTTTTTCACATATTCCATCTACTTTTCCAGTATATAATCCAAGATATTTCAAGTATTTTTGTACTTCTGTCACATCTGTTCCTTTACTATCTTGTTTTATATTTATTTTTGTACAATTTACCATCCTTTCACTTCTCCTTTGTATCTCCTGTTTAAATAACGTGTTAGAATATAACGTATAGTAGAATTATCTGTATTGAATTTTTCTGATATTTTTGTAATATCATGAGTTGTATCTTCATAGTAATCTACTACTTCTTGTTCATGCTTTGACATAATTATCATGTTTCATCACCTCTTGACTAATACTATTTTTCGGCATAAAATTTCACTAGATGAAGATTCACCACTTAAACGTGGACTCCATACAAATATAGCAGGATATGTATTATCATCAATAATAATATCATGAGTATAAGTATACCCATTAACATTCATAGTACATTTACCATTATTAATAATAAACTCAACAGTATACCAAATATCCAAAGATAACCTATTCCAATTAAGATTCGGAATACGATACTTACCATTATTATTAGTTGCAAAATAAAAATAAGATTTACTCGTACTTTGTTCAAGAAGTACTGCTGTATGTGACATGTTACCTTTAGTTACAAGTCCAAAATTAAATCCATGATCCACTTTTTTAACTTTAATTTCCATTGTAACAGTACAATTATTTGTCACTTTAAGGTTTTTAGCCCAAAGTGCACGTCCATAATAACCATGAACACCATCACTATCAACAGTAGGCTGTTGTTTTGGATTAGGGTAATAATTCTGATATTTGATGGTTCGTACATAGAAATGATCAAGACTTGAACAATCTTCAACAATACCTGGTGTGGTATACACGGATATTTCTTTTGTTACAGCAATGAAATTATCATCACCATTATATGTTACTGTGACATCATTATATCCCGAGCCTGTTGGAGTGTACTTATTACACAGATTCCATTCATTTTGTGTTAATGTGATTGTATTTTTCTGTGATTCTGCTGTATATGTCACAGAACCAGTTGGAACTAGAGATGTACTACTTGTTACTTTCACAGAGAACACAGCAGGAGACCCAATACTATTCTCTTTAATATCCGTGTTGAGTGTTGGAACATATTTACCAAAATTAAGTGTAATTGTTGAAGTACAAGAATTATAATACGTATCCCCATTATATTTGACTGTTGCACTTCTTTTCTCATTTAATGTTCCAGTAGTGTTGAATGAGAATTGTCCATTCGCATCTGTTGTTGTTGTACTTGTTTTATTATCATCAGTAAGTGTAATTGTCTGATTAGATAATGATTTTCCATCCGTTGTTACAAGTGTTAACGTAACTTGTGTTTCTTCTCCTGCATTTTGTGAAATTGTAGTATTACCATCGAATTTTGTACTTATCTTATTGACTGTTAATATTACTGTGTTTGTTTGTGAAGCATATTGTGTATCACCATTGAACTGTAGTTTATAAGTTAATGTACCTACATTAGTGGGTGTAAATTGGATAATGCATTGTCCTTTACTATCTGTTGTTCCATTACCAACATAATCATCATCAGCATCATATACTGTAATTCGTTTACCACTTAATGCTGTGCTATTCACATCTGTTAATGTACATGCAATACTTGCTTTCTCACTATATTTGATAGTACTTGTTGTTCCAGTTAACTTTGTAGTTATAGAATTAACCTTCACAACACGTGAAACACGTACAGATTTAAACCCAGTCGTTTGATTTGTGATAAAAACAACATTTGTATTCCCACTAGTTATCATTGTATGATTAAGTGTAACTTGACCATTACTATCTGTGATAAGATATTTTGAAAAAATAGATCCATTTGTTTTTTCATTTGGTATTTGTATTGTTACGCCTACACCACTTATAGGATTACCCGTACTTGGATGTTTATATGTTAATACAAATTTACTAGTTGCATTGTAATCAACAGGTGATGTAACTGTAGCAGTAACAGTTGGAGTTATTCTTTCTTTGACTGTGATTGTGAAACTCTTTGTAACACTATTATAATCCCACGTATCCCGTCTACCATTCACTTGAGTAGTGCTGGGAGTATATGAAACAGTGCAAGTATAAGTTCCTGCAACAGTTATGGAAACATCTGTTAATGTAGCAGTACCATTACTGTCTGTTGTTGCTGTATATGTTTGATTATTGATTGTGAAAATAAGTGCTTTTTTCGTAAGTTTATGTTCTGATACATTTAACGTTGCACTTAATCCAAGGTCTTGTTCAACATATCGTGTAACATCAGTAATACTAATTGTTGGTGTTGCAGCCTTTGTAGTGATAGTAATTGTCTTCGTTAACGGAAAATAGTACAAACTACCATCATATGTGAAAGTAACATCAACAGTACCACTAAGAGAAGCATTATACACAAAAGAGAAATAACCCTCGGAATCAGTAGTAAGAGTAGTAACTGTATTACTATTTGAGTATTGCATTTTTATTTTAGTATTTGTTAATGGTTCTTTTTTGTGATTGAGTAATCTTTCTTTTATTGTGGTTGTACTGTATGCTTCAACAGAGATATCAGTACATTCAATACTGACTGGGTAACGTATGTTAAGTTTTCCTTCCCATGTTGAATCACCAAATTTTCCATTAACATTGTCATGGTAATCTATTTTACAATTGTATACTCCTGGTCCTAGGTCTGTGTCGGTGCTGAAATCACCGTTTTTATCAACTTCAGTGGTGTACTTCATAACAATTTACCCACCTTTTTAACATATTCCCATGGAATAATATCAAAAAAAGTACCTGTTAAATAATCAAATTGTAAGGATAATTCATCATCAAGAATAGGAGCTAAAGAAACTACTTTTTGACCTTCCTCTATTGTCAAATAACACTCCGTAAAAAATTGATCTATATATTGATATTCATCCTCTGGTAAATGTAACTTCAAATTAGGTAAAATTAGGTTTTTTAATTCATTACTTATCATTTTTATTGCCACCCCGCAGTATTTCTTAGATGTCCATCCCATGTGTTATTTCTATTTGTGCAAAGATCCACAGATTCCCATTTATTATTGATGTACACATAATTCCAATAGTGATTGGTACCGTGAAAAATAGCACATTTTACTCCATGTACATCACAAATACATTTAACAAGACGTGCCCAATCTGCGCAATTACAAGATATGTTTGGATAACTTTTCCATAATTTTTGGGGACATGTCCTATTGTTTGCGTATTTAGAATAACTATGATGTATACTTTTAATTGCTTCTTCAGCACTCATACTAGCTGTATCAGTAGCATAATTTGCAGAAGAATTACCAATTATTTTTTGTGCATTCTGTTCAAAACTAGATGCCCCCCATGTTTTCGGAGTCCATGATGCTACATCAGCTCCACAGTCTTGTCCACTTACATTTGTTAATCCTCCACCACTAGTACCCCCTCCTTTTCCTTGGTTCATTGCTTGAATCAAAGTTTTCTCAGCCTGTTGCTGTTGCTTCATATATGTACCATAACTATTAGCCAAGGGATTAACCTTCAGCTTTGTATAACTACCATCAATCCCCCCGCCATATTCATGACGCTCAACAAAAAAGCGACCCTTCTCAAACCCAGCATAACGGGCAAACTTCTTATCTTTAATTGCATTAATAATATCAGCGTAATGTTGTTCGTAGAATTGGTCATTTAATTCCATGTAAATGAAACGATTTGTGTGTAACCCTTTGAATGTGTGAGGCATTTCAAATTCAAGGTCATACATTTCACGTATACTTTCACTCATCTCAATCTCTGCAAGTGTCCTGTTCTTTTCAGGGTCCTTTTTTGCTACTTGTTCTGCTGTTCCATCAGTACTACCAGTAGTATCAGTTGTTGTTGTTCCATCACTTGCTACTGTTCCAGTACTTACACTTGTATCCTCTTCAGTCATCTGAATCGCTCTCCGCTGCTGCCTGGTCAAGGTAACTTGTCTTAAACAGTTCTGTTAATCTGAGTTTATGATTTTTCAAATCATAACCACAATATTGGCAATACTCAGTATCACATTCCTCACATACTGTTACACCATCACCTTTACTTTTACTAGATAATTCTCCTTCTTCACCACATGAAGGACAACTATTATACCAATACTTAGTATATGAAGTATAAGTTGGCTTTTTACCACCATTTACTTCTTTACATTTAGTACAGGAAGGTTTCCCATTAGTAGTGAGTATTTGATCACTCTTATACTTCTTACCACTATTATCCTGGTATTCTCCATTCTGATCAGAATTAGTATTTTCACCATTACTTGTTGGATTATCTACAACAATACCCATACGACCAACATAATCTTCAAGTGCAACACCAAGTAATTCTTTACTAGTATATATCTCACCAGTACCATTCGTTGCACTAATATTCTTCACAGCTACTTGAGTAACAGCATCAGTTATATCAAAACCATACTCATAATTATTCTCAAATCCCCTTCTTGAAGCAAACACCCACACATCTTTCTTCCAGGTGTCAAGATCCTGAACATCAAAATGAGGAATACCATTCACGTCACCATAAAAATCAATATTCACACCATACTTGAAAATCACTGTGGCAATAAAATCATATACTGTTGGTTTATCATATATTCCTTTTACTTTAGTTTTCATTGGATTTAACTTGTCTTTATCAGTAATATTTTTTGTATTATCTGTTACTGTATCACTTGTATCACTATCATACATGTCACTTGTTTCTGTTAATTTTTTATCTGATTCTAGTTTTTTCTTGTTTTCTTTTGTAATTGCAGTATCATATTCCTTCTTCTTAAGCAGTCCTGTATCAGGTAATCCTATATCTGCTAGTACTTCTTGTAGTACACCATATACATCTTTACCACCATTATATACTGCATAAATACTGTTTGCCATGATACGTTCCATGAAACCTTGACATTTATATGTGTAATTACCTTCTTTACTATTATACTTCTTTGATAGTATAATCCCTCCAAATGAATTACAATCACCTTTTATTAGTACTGCCACTCTTCCATTTGTTAGATCTATATTTTCTATTGTTTCAAATTCTGCTGTCATTGTTCTAGGAAATTCTTCTACTACTTTGAAGTTTTGGAAGAGTATTTCTTTGTATGGTTCGTAGTTTTCTTGATTCCAAAATTGGGGACTGCTTTTTTTGTTTCCCCCCCGACCACTTTCAATAAAACCTTCAACTACTTCTGCACCACCAGAGACACTACCCCCACCAAATTTTGTTAGCCAATCTTGAGCCATTTTTGTTGCATCCGTACCATAACTATATGTCATGATATCACTATTTTGTTGGTAAATACTATCTAGTGTTTTACCGAGGTAAGGCTGTAAACTTGCTTGGCTGCTGAAATTATCATCATGTGCACGTACAGCCTTCCAAGATGGAACATCGAAACGGGTGATGTCATAGTACATGAATCCTCCTTTTTTTGCATGATAATATCCTTTTCTGATACCTGTCATGAAATCAACGAGAGTCCCTAAGCAAATTCCCCCTCCTATTTGTATCATCACGTCTGCTGAGTTTCTAGTCATTGCACTCTGTACTTTATTAGGTCCTACTCCATAACTTGTCACTGTATGTCCTGCGCGTTCAAGTACTGATTTTACTGTGTTAAGTGTTGCAGTATCTTTTGAGCTTCCATGAATATTATCTATTGCTAATGCAATATTTACCATTATGAATCAACTCTTATTGCTTGTTTTACTATTATCTGAAGAACTACCCTTTTTCGTGTTATCTTTTCCTTTGTCTTCATAGGGTACTGCTGCTGTTTCTGTACCAAGTTTCTGATGACTTATATAAATATGATACTCTGGTATATCTGGTGATTCTTCTTTTTTATCATCTTTCTTAAAATCCCAGTAAGGATTATATTTATCACTATAATTTTTTACTTTATCCTTATCCTTTTCTTTATCCTTATCCTTTGCCACATTATACACTTCCACTTAGTTTACTGAAAACATCTCTTACTTCTTTATTAAATTTACCATTAATCGTCAAACCATAATCCTGTTGCAACTGCTTAATTGCCTGAGTTGTATGATAACAAAAACGACCACTAATCTCAATACGACCACTAGTACGAGAATAAATAGGAAGATAACCAAACAAACGGAGATATTTCTGAATTTTACGCACATTTGTACTAGCTGCTGCTGTACATTCTTGTGGATTACTTTTCTCTGTACAGTTACATTTTTGTTCACAGAATTCAAGTTTACTTATTTCAAGTGCTGTTCCGCTTAATTTTGCTACATTATTTTTCACTGTTTTTCCCGTGTCTATTGGTTTCCAGTATGTTTGCGTTATGTTTTCCGGTTTCTCGTATTGTCGGAGTGTTAACTCCGTATGTACAATATCATATGTTGGACTGCTCTGCCCGAACTCTGTTATCATATACACTCCACTTTCATAGCTCTGTAGGTTTGTGAGAACATTGCATGGACATCCTTCCTGAGCCCAGTACTTGAGGACAGAGTGTGGTGTTCTTGCAGTATTGTAAAACCTTTTTACTCCACCCCAACTTGGTTGTACTGGGTCACCAGAGTATGTTTCATTTATTCTTGTGTATATGTCTAGTGGTAATTCTTCTCCTGTGAAATTTGACCATTGTAGGTCTGTGTATCCCCGGGATTCTTTTGCTACAAACATTTTATTTTGTTTGATGTTAAGGTCGCTTGTAGTTTTTGCATCAAGTCCTATTCTGAAGGGGTGTCCATTTATTTTAAAATAGATGTCGATTGGTATTATTTTTGTTTTTTGTTTTGCCATAATGTGTCCCCTACTTATGATTGGTATATTGTTCCTACTTTTCTTCCTGCTCTTGTGTTTTCGAAGTCCATTGCTTCTACTATTTTTTGTACTAGTCTATTCATGTTGTCTTCGTCTTCGAATGTTCCTTCTATGTTGAATGTGTTGTTTATTACTGTGTCGTTTGTTTGTGGTTTTTCGTTGAATTGTGGTGTGTTTTTGTTTTGTACTGTTGGAAGTGAAACATTCCTTGGAATACTGGTCATATTATTAAATAATGAACTGGATTCAATAGTATTGTTTGTGAATGCTGAAGACAAGGAACTACCCAATTTACTTGCAGCTTGAACCATAGGGTATTGTGCATCATTTATTTCACCATATGTACCTTTCATTTCACCTTCTACTTTTTTCCATATATATCCAGGTGAACCTATACCCATATTGTCAGGCATAGCATCTGATACTTGTTGACCAATTTCTTGTGCACGTTGCACCATCTTTTGACCCCATGTGTCAAGTGCATTGTATGCTCCTTGCATTTCTGAATTAACTGCTTCTGCAAGACCGTGAAATCCACTTTTGAATGCATTTACCATACCTGTTGCAGTAGTTCTCATTATGGCAATTGCTTGATTTGAAAAAGCACGTATACTTGCAATAGCTCGTGCAAGTGAAGCACTAACAGCTGATGCAATCTGTGCAAATGCAGCAGTAACAACACCGGCAAGTCCCTGGAATGCACCTTGAACAGCACCAACACTACCAACAATAGCACTAAGACCAGCATTAACACTTGTAACAGCAGTACTCATAGTAACAAAAGAGTTAGCCATGGTAGTACTCATAGTAGAAATAGTAGTGATAGTACCTTGCATAGTAGAAAGTGAACTATTAGTAGTTGTTATTTTATCATTCACACTTTGTAATGCACTTGTAAAAGTACCTTGAAGTGTGAAAATAGCACCAAGTAAAGCACCACCCATAGTAGCAGCAAGAGTAGTAAAACCAGTAGTAAGAGTAGCAACCATACCTGGAAGACTGCTAGCCATACTACTAATACTACTACTAATACTTGCCACAGTACTTTGAATCGTGGATCCAATAGATTGCACACTACTTGTTATACTATTAATAACAGCCATAATAGTAGCACCAATAGACTGAATACTACCAGTTATACTAGCTATAATACCTGTGATTGTAGCACCTATTGTAGCAACTACACCACTTATTGCTCCACCAATACCACTAATCACACCATTAATAGTAGCACCAATAGCCTGAATGCTAGCAGTGATTGTTGTTATAATACCTGTAATTGTAGAACCAATAGCCTGAATACTGCTTGTTATAGTAGTGATAATACCAGTAATCGTTGTACCAATAGTCGTGATTATAGTAATTATACTTGTTGCAATAGTTGTTATAATACCAGTGATAGTAGTACCAATTGTAGTGATAATACTCATTATACTACTTGCAATCGTGGAAATAATAGTTGTAATAGCAGAAGTAATTGTACTAACAATAGTTTGAAGTGTAGTAATAGCCGTAGTAAGTACTCCCTGCATAATTGACTGTATTTGACCACCTACATTTTGTAACTGATCAAGTACACCTGTAATAGCAGATGTATCCATACCCCCAGTGGGTGTTGCTTGACCGCCACCAGAGGAAGCAGATGAAGATGTATCCTCACCACCTCCACCAAAGCCAAGAACGCCACCAACAGCACCAGCAATATCCTTAACTTTATCAACAATAGGACCTACGATTTCAGCCACTTTCTCAAGAGCAGATTTCACAGTATCAATAGCACTCTTCAATGTACCCCATACATCACCACTAGCAAGTTTCTTAAATGCATCCCATACCTTACCTGCTACATCACAGAGTGTTTTGAAGGCTTGACCAAGACCACTCATAATCCATGAGCCGACTTGTTGAAGTGTTGGCAGAATTTGTTGGAAACCATCAGATAACCATTGAACAGTATTACCTGCAGCACCCATAAGCCATTCAAAAGCAGGACCAAGAGCACCAGATACTACAGAGGCAACAGATTGAAGTCCCCCCATGAGTGGAGTCCACCAATCAATACCAAGAAGATCTAATACTGTTGTGAGAAGAAGAAATGCATCAACAACTTGACCAATAATAGGAATACAACTTACAAGTCCTCCAACTAGTAATTTTCCCCCCATTTTTGCTCCAACTTTTCCTACTGCTCCACCAAGTCCTTTACCAAGAATATTTCCTGCACCTTTGCTAAATACTTTACTTAATCCTCCAAGTATTCCTCCACCTGCTCCTCCAGCAAGTGTTTTACCAAGGCTTCCACCAATTTTACCTAGTTTTCCACCACCAAGTTTACTGAATACACTAGACCCGCCTGATTTAAAGGTACTTCCCATTTTACTGAGTATTCCTTTTCCGGTACTGGTTCCTGTTTTACTTGCATTTTTTGGATTTAAGCTTTTATTTAAGTCAATGTCTGGTGTTTTCGTTTTTGTTGCAGGGGATTTATCTAATCCAGAATCAAGTGGTGTGGATAATCTTGTTGATTTACCTGTTTTAGTAGGTTTGGATTTTCCTTTACCTTTATCCTTACCTTTATTTTTAGAAGAATTACCAAGGTTTCCAAGAGGACATTCTGCAGGACAGCTATCAAGACTTGTCTTAATCTTCTTTTTAGCGCTTTTATTGTATTTTTTGTCAAGAGATTTCCCAGTTTTCCTAGTCGATGAGGTACTACCCCCAGCACCCCCTGTGTTGAATACTGCTCCTCCTGTGAATGTGCCTGAGGTACTGTTATTCTTGTATTTGTTTAACCAGTTAGCATTCCAGTCCATTCCAGTTGACTCAGGTTTTGGTTTTGGTTTTGGTTTTCGAGGTTTTCGAGGTTTTCGAGGTTTTTGTGGGGAACGGCCCAATGCACGGTCACGTGGAGTATACCCTGCACCATACCGGTTCGAATCACTTTTACGCCCTGGGCCTGCTTCGAGAATTCCATGTTCTCTATTGTATTTCCTTCGTTTTGGTGAGCCAGGGGCTCCTTTCTCTGCTTCTCTTTGTTTTCTGTCTTTTCGTGTATGTGTGTTTGGTTCAGAGTCAAGCCCTTTATCTTCCTTGTTTCGTGAGAATTTATCTTTGATTCTATCTTTCAGACTTTTTTCTTTCTTATTTTTAGTCTTTTTAGACTTTTTATCAAGATTATTATTCTTCTTTTTTTCTTTCCCAATTTTCTGAGCATTTTTGATACAAGTGTCATTATCCTCGCAGGGACTATCCATTCCTTTATCATTACCTTTTATCTTATCAATGATTGTACCTTTTAAACCTTTCCCTGATATACTTTCCTTCAAGTCTTTGGCGCCTTGGATTATTTTTTTCACACCACCCGCAGCACCGGTAGCAGAATTTTTAATCGTGTCAAAAGTACTTTTCACAGTATTCAGTCCGTCCACGACAGGTTGAACAGCACTAAATACCATGAATGCACCCATTAATCCTTTACCTAATGCATTTGGTGATTTGTTTCCTGCTTCATCAGTAGTACTTAAGAGGTCTGTAACCCCTTTTACTGCTTTTCGAAGGAATGGATTAAATTCTTGTCCTATTTGTCCTCCTGCACTACTAAATACTTTTCCTAGTGTCGTGATATCTCCACTAAGTGTATCCATATATGCTGAGGTATCACCAAGTACAGCATCTACAGCTTTAAAGTATCCGTTGACATCATCAGCTTTACCAGTCCATAGACCTGTATTCATAAGTGCTTGTTCACTTATACCATACTGGTCAAGACTAGCAAATGCACCATTTAATCCCTTGGATAAAGCATACATTGCATTAGTACTTTCAGCTTCTGAGTAACCAAGTGCTTTAACTTTACTTCCTACGTTTGCAATAGTTTGTGCATACTGCATCATGTTAGTATTCAATGCAGATTGGTTAGCATTCATTGCAGGAATCAAGTTATTCATCTTAACAAGACTTTTATTAGTAATCTCATCAAGACCACCAGCTCCATCAATCTGATAACCACGCTGATTACTTGTTACCTTGTTAATCTCTTTGGTCATTGCGTTTCCAACAATAGCATCATATGCTGTACCAAGACCAAGATATGATAACATTCCACTACCAGACAGACCACTAGCAGCACTTGAAAGAGAACTACCAAAGCCACCACTACTTTTACCACCACTTTTGAATGCTTTATTAGTACTTCTGTATGCATTCCCAGCTTTACTTGCTAGAGTATCAAAACTTTTAGCAGCATTATTTGCTTTACTTGCTAAACCATCAAGATTATCACCATCAATACTATTAACAGCTTGCTCTACATTTCCTGCTTCATTTTCAACCGAACCAAGATTTGTAACTGCATTTTTTGTATTAAGTGTAATGTCTTGTCCATCAAGTCCTTTTACTGCCTTTTCAGTATTTCCTAGACTGTTTTCAATATTGTTTACATTTTTTGTGGCAGATGTTGTGTCAATGTTAACTTTACCATCTAATCCTTTTAGATTAGTTTTCACATCACCAGATAATGAGAGTATTTCTGTTAATAATTGTACTGCTTCTTTCAATGGTTTTTCATTAACATCTGCATCAATATCTATTGTGAATTTATAATTTTGACCACTCATAATTACCCTCCACATCTTTTATTGAATTGTGGTATTGTTCATCACCATTTTCATCATATACTAATAAACCATCAAGAAGCATTGCAATGAATTTATTATCATCATCTTCTTTACCTGTGTTTTTTATTGTTATTTTTATGTTTTTATGTTGTGTTCCCTCGGATACTAGTGGGTATACTTCTTTGTTATAATTCCATACCCATCTACTTGTTGCAAGCCATGTTTTTGTTGTATGTCCAATGTTAATGGGCATTGTTTGTATTAGTTTATTAGTATCTGTATCTTGGCATGTGATTTCAAGGCGACCTAATCCTTTATAATACATTTGGAATTTGAAGTAGTCAGAAGTACAACTAGAAATATCTACAGTAAATGATATGTTCTTTCCTGATTCTTGAAGAATACATGCATATTCTGTGTCTGTATATGAATCATCTGTTATTATTTCAAAGTCCCCGGTAAATCCTTTTTCCTTGTTCTGAAAATCACCATTATCAAGATAATTATAACATTGATTACTATAAAAATCAAGTAAATCTTCACCAGGAATTGGAAGACTTCTAGGACAATCACATACTGCTTGTTCATACGAATTACCAATAAACAGCACTGTGACAGTATCCCCCACTACTGGAAATCCTTTACATGGTATTTCTGTAAGTTCACCACTGGCACTTCCTGCTGTTATTTGTACATTTGCAAATTTACGATTACCACTTACAGCTGTAATATAACCTAGAAGGATAGGGGGTCCTAATTCTTGATTTGTTTGGATAAAATTAGATAAGGATTTGGTAAATTTATCATAGATTTCATTAGACATAATTGGTCAAAATTAGTTTAGCGTTGGAAATACTCCTTCAAATTCTTTATTCTTATATTCTACTATCTTTATAAATAGTATGGTTAACACGGTTTCTTGAAAAAAAGTAAGCTCTGGATAATTAAAAAAAATAAGACGTGGATCATATCCACTACTCCAATAGAGTTGTGTGAGGTATGATAAATCACCACGCTTATTTAAATCTAATCTTCGAGTAACTTTGATATCGCTTCTTGTACTTTTTCTTGTGGTTCCCCGCCGCTAGCTATACTGATTGCTTCACCAATACGTTCAACAAGTTCAAACCCGAGAGTATCCCAGAATTTACTTGGAAGTTGATGACCAGCACTATCCGTACATACTTTTATTGCTGCAAGATAGTTGAGACTTTTTTTCTCATTGATTTGTTTTAGTTGTAGTTTGTAGTATTCATTTGAGGACAATGGTCTGATGTATATATTATATGTTTTTCCATAGAGTTTTATTGGTATTGGTGTTCTTGCATCTGTTCCCATGCGGATGTATTCTTGTGTTTGTAGGAATTCACTTATGTCATGTGCTTCTTCTATTTGTTGCTCTAGTGATAATTCTGTTAGTGATTTGTTTTGGTTTTCTTGTTCTCTTTCTTCTTTTGTGTGTACGGGTATTTGATCATCATATCTGTTGATTAGGTCGCGTATTTTGTCTTTGTTTGTCGGGTCTCCTTTTTTCATTTCGAATGCATCTGGACTTATTTTTCTTTCTGGTTGTGCTTCGTTGAATGTTACTTCTGGTTTTTGGGGTGCTTCTTTTTCTATTTGTTTAATTTTTTCTTTGTATTCTTCTTGATTCATAGTTTATTCATCTCTTTTTTTATTCCTTTTTTTTTGGGAGTAAAATTATTTTAATTCAAGAAAAACGAGGGTTACATTAAATTTCGAATTAAAATAATTATATTAAAACATGTCTTATAATAGGAGGAGAAAAAGGGGAGGAGACGAGAATTAACGTAGCAATTTATACGTAATATCTTTCAAATGATTCCCCTACAAGGTTAATACCAATCTCGAGGAATTCCCCGGGATTGTTAGTGTAAGTTTCCTCGTCAGGTCTACAACCATAAGCATTTATTACAAAAGATGCTTGAGGTTCACGTACAACCATTGTTACTGTTCCACCTTGTACAGCTAATTTATCAATAGCATCAAGTAAACTATTTTCACTATTAGCATTAAATTTAGTGTACTTGGTGATATCAATACTGCATCCTGGTTGAGTGTTTGTTTTTGTCATTGTTCCACTATGTGTTTTTTCTTTTTCACTTTCATATTCTCCAGTGAATTCTACTTCTGTAGCCCAACTTACTGGAACACCATCTATGAAGAGTGTTGTATCGTATAATGTTTGTGTTTTTGTTGCCATTCTAATTTACACCTCACTTTATGATATTGCCTAGGAAACTACAATAGTACTTGTAACTTCTGTAGCATTTGATTCATCTACTATTTCCATATTAACTCCAATTTTAATTACATCAATAGTACCGTAGAGTTTGATGTTGATTGGTATGTAAATTTTCCATGGAGATAATATTTTATGATTACCTACTGTTATTTCTTTGATTACTGGTACTGTTGCTAGTACATCTTTGTTTACAGCTTCAAGTTGTGCTTTAAGTGCTTCGATGTTGATATCATAAGTTTCTTCACCTATTGTATCTATGAGATTATATTGTTTTAAGAGGTAGGTTACTGCTCTTATATGGTTAACATCAAAGAAGTTTGGTTGAATACTGTTTTTCACACAATATGTGCCATTAAGTCTGTCATTTGGTTTAATGACTTGTATACCCACATTCATGAGTAATCCACCAGCATCTTTTTCACCAAAGTATGCTTCTTCTGAAACACCAGTTAATCCAGGTATTGTTTGGTTTGTGAGTGATTGTGTTACTGGGAGACTAGCAGTAAATCCAGTCATATGTGCTGCCACTTCCATTCTGCTTACAGCTTGACTTGTACCATATGTACTTTTTCGTAAGAAACCTGGCTGGTAGTATATTCCTGCTGTTGCAAGATTTGTTGTATCTTGTTTTGCAATGTATTCTGCTTGCCTTACTGCTTCTTTTACATTGATTATTTTACTACCAATTCCGTCTGTTTCTTGTCCTTCTGTTGCACCTGTTACACAATTCATCCAGTAAATCCAATTACATGGCTTTTTGGTGGAATAAATTTTGTTAAGGTAATATAATATGAGGTCAATTACAGCATCGATGGATCCATCTGTTGTGAGTTTTGTACTATCATATAATACATCACCTGTTTTTGGGATTGCATTATTGATATCCGCGGATATGAATAATAAATCAATGTCTTCATCAGCAAGTTTAGTAAGAGCATTTTTAAGTTTTGCATATGTGAGAAGTGTAGCTTTATCAGTATTTACTATTGCATTCTCACCATTTTCGTTATCTTCTATTGATCCATTACCATCATCTACTTGTACACTTATTTTACTTGTGTCAAGTGTTTCATCACAAATATTTACAGTAGTGATACTACTTGCTCCATCATAATCCTCAATACCATCCATGAATATACGTTTTGCAGCAACAGCACCATCAAAGTTTTTTTCACTTCCACTGTTTGCTACAATTCCATAATCTGCTCTTAAGTTTGCAAGATTTGTATAAGCATGTACATCCTGGTTAATGCTTGGAAATGCACCAATGAGTCCTACTTTTCCTGCTTGTCCTGGAACAGTATTATTTTTTATGGTTTCATTTGAAAGTTCTATTCTTGTATTTATATCCATTGTCATTAGTTGAACATCCTCCTTTTATTGGAGTGTATTTTATTTAGTTGTGTTTGTATTTCTTCAGAGTTTTCCTCTGTTATTGTTTGTTGTATTTTATGATGAGGTATTTTCTCTTTCACTATTTCCAGTGGAGGAAATATTTTATTTAACTCATCAGTACCATCTATACCTGCAGTTAGACAAAGGTCTAATTCCCAGTCATCTAATTCATTATATAATTCAAATTCTTCTACTTCTGTAGCAGTGAAATCTATTACCAATTCATTAACACATCCATCACTACGATACAATGGTGTTAATTCATCTGTGGTCATAAAACCCCATATAGGATTACGTACAAGGTATGACTTTATACGCCTATACGTTGAACGAAGTATCTGATTTGCTATGAGTGAATCATTATTACTGACCTGAATTACCAATTGAATATGCACCGCAAACCATTCAGCTTCTGTACTTGTACGTATATTCTCTGATTTTCCTCTTACTACATATATTGTATTAACTTCTTCTGCATCATAATCCTCATAATGTGCACTTAATACAATATTAAAACGGGAGAGGAGTGAATCTCCATCTCTTTGTTTGTCTATTAACATATTATAGAATTCAATATCACTTTCAAGGGCTTCAAGTCCTTCTCTTTCTGGTGTATTGTTGTATTGTTGTACCATATTCATCTCATCCTATTGCTTCACCTAACGTTTTAAGTCGTTTAGGTATTTCTCTTGCTACTTTCACACTACTTCTTTGTACAAAGTATCGTGCAGGTGCAGGACCTACACTTTTTGTTCTTATCCAACCTTTTCCAGGTATCTTAAATACCAGGTATGGCTTATTCTTTGCATGTACGGGTCCACGTCCTTCCTCTACATATTGTGCATAGAATAGGCTTGTTCCAATATCTGCATAGTTATGTCCATTTTTTATTCGTATACTTTCATAGAGTTTACCTGTTATTATACTACCCGTATCTGATAATGCACTACGTTGTGCTACTTGACTGTATTCTGCAAGTTCTGGTACAATGAAATCAAGTTGTCTTTCAATTTCTTGTGCTGAATTATGTAACATAGTTTCTATTTCAGTTAATGGTCCGGGTAAGTCAACATTCTCTAGTGCTCGTATATTACAATTAATGTATATACTATGAGAATAACGTCCAGGCATACTACTATTCCTCGTATACTGTTAAATGGATTTCATTAATAAAAGTAGGTTTGCAATGATGGTGATGACGTCCATTAAGCACTTTAAAGTAATGTTTAATGTATGGTGTTAACATTTTCTGTGCATCTAATATTAATTGTGAACGTGTTGTACTTTTAAAACGATATTTCTCTTCAAGTACGCCTGCGGTCCACATACATGTTGCAATATAACATGAATTAACCGGAGGTACTTGTTTACGACATAAATAATTAGATACACGTATCTTTGTCATATGATATGTTTTCAAGATTTCTTCTGGTGAAATATGTTTTCTTACATTTATTTCACTTGTCAGTTCATTTGAATCATTTTCTAGGAATGCTTTCGCATATTCTTTATGTGGTTTAGATGGGGGTTTTATCGTCCATTCTGGAAGATAAATTAGTACATCTTCGACTATAGTATTCATTTAGATTCACTCCTCTGTGGTAGCTTCTGTGAATGATATACTTATAGTTCGTGGATCTTTATTGTTACTGTTTATTGTAATATTTTTTGTGAATTCCTCGTATCCTACTGTGTTTGATTGTATTGTGTAGGAGCCGAATGGTATTTCTTTGAATGTTACAATTCCAGTATTATCTGTTGTTTGTGTTTGTATTGTTTTATCTTGTGATATTAGTTGTATTTCTGCTCCTTCTATTGATGGTTCTGTTTGTATGATTATTGTTCTTGTTGTGTTTTCTTCTTCGGGTGTTATTGTTTCTGTTGGTTCTTGTTTTGGTTGTAGATGTATGTTGAGTTGTATGTTATTGTATTTTTTTTCTTCAATTGTTATTGGTTTATCATGTATGTAGTCTTCATATCCTTCTTTTTGAACTAGTAATGTGTATGTGTCTGGTGGTACTTTGTTGAAGTCGATGTTTCCTGTTTCTCCTGTTTCTCCTGTTAAACTGTTTCTTTTTCCTTCTAGTGTTACTGTTGCGTTTGCTAGTGTTGTTTTTTCTGTTTCTTCTGTCATGTTATTTTTTCACCTCCCCCATTATATTTTTTTTATTTTCATTATTCTTTTTAGTCTTCAAAGACTGTTATGTTAATATTTTGTTTTGCAGGATTAGGGTGCTACCGTGCCTGAACCAGATGCTGCTGTTTGGGTTGGAAGACCTGTTGCTTCTGCTGCTAATACATCTTGTTCATGTTCAAGGAGTGTACCGAATTCTACAAATGTTGATACTTTCCACATGAAGTCATTGAAGTCATAGTTTATTTCTGTGTTAAATTCTTCTCTGAATCCGTTTGTTACTCCACTTTTGAAGTTACCTAGAAGTACGTGTTGTTTGTATCCATTTCTTGGAAGTCCTAGTTCCATACATTGTGTTACTGGTACACCGTTTACTCTTAATGCATCTCCATCAAAGTATAGTTTGTCTCCACGGTCTGTTTCACGTCCACTTGCTATTTTTCCGAGGTTTCCGTATGCTTCTGGACTTACTAGGAATTGTTGTTGATCCATTCCTTGTTGTGTGTAGTATTGTGTGTTCATGTCTACTAATTGTTCTATGATGTTTCCACTTTTGGTTCTATCTGTTTTACTGAAGTCAAGTGGTACTTTGTCTGTTCCTGTTCCATGTATTCCACAGTAGTATCCTTGTCCGTATAATACACTATCATTATCATCAAGATTTTCTTTATAGAATGTGTATGCATCATCTAATTGTTTGAATAATCCATCGTTAACGTGGAGTCCACTTGCATCTCCTGCTGTTGCATCTTTTTTAGAGTATAATTCTAGAAGTCCGAGGTTCCATTCTCTTTTTTGACTGATTGTGTTGATGTATGTTTGTAGAAATCTTTGTCCTTCTAGGTTGTTCTTAAGATCTTCTCTTGTGAAATCTGCTGTTTCTACGTATGTTTCACTTCTTAGTACTTTGTCTCTTGTTTTGTGTGTGTCTCTTTTTATGTCGTTTCTTACTCTTTGTTTTCCATTTTGTATGCTTGCTAATCCTTCTATGTTTTCTTCTACTCCATAGTATACTCTTTTAGTTTCTTTTGCTATGAGTGGTTCATAGTTACATAGTTTATGGAATGTGCTCTGGTATGTTCTTTCTGCTAGGAATGCTGTTGCTTCTGCGGCTGGTAGCATTCCTGGTTTTACTACTGAACCGTTATCAGTGTGGTAGAATGGTTCTCCTACGTTTGATTGGAAACTCATACGGTTTGCACTTTTTGCAGTGAATGATGCTGTTTCGTTTAAGAGTTTGTTTTGTGAGAGCCATCTTATGACGCCGTGTTTGTTTTTGTTTAGTTCATCATATGTTGGTATTACTCCTGGTGCGAATGCACTGTCTGGTAGTATGAAGTTATTCATATTTTTCTTTGCCTCCATTCCGTTTTCTCTTTTAGTTTTTCATGAAGTTTTCATAGCTTCTGTTTGCTATGAATTTGAGTATTTCTTCTTGTTCTTTGTTGTTTGTTTGGACTAGTCTTCTTTGTTTTTGGCTTTTTGCTGTGTGTTTTTCTTTTTTGTCTTCATCTTCTTCTTCTGGTGTTGTTGTTTCTGTTGGTTCTTGTGGGTCTTTTCCTTCTTGTGTGTCTGGTTGTGGATCATCTTTGTTTTCTTCTGGTGTTGTTGTTTCTGTTGGTTCTTCGTTGTTATTGTTGTCCTCCTCGGGTGTTGTTGGTTCTTCTGTTGTGTTGTTTTCTGCTAGTTTCATGTCGGATATGTTTAGTTTGAATTGTTCTATTTCTTTTTGTAAGTCTGTTATTGCATCAATACTTTTTGTTTGACTTTCAACTAATTTTTCAATTAATTCGTTTTGTTTTGGTATTGCTTTCTGTGATTCTATCATTGAATTAATAAATTCTTCAGCATTTACTCCACCAAATAGATCATTGTTTGGTTGAGGTGTTGGGTTTGCTGTTGTATTTTTTGCTGTGAAATTGTCTTTGAATAGTTTTCTCCAAAAACTATTTTCACTATTGTCTTGGTTCATTTGTTCACCTTTTATTTTTGTTTTATTTTTTGCAGTATATGCATCGTATGTCATTACTTCTAGGGGTATTTCATTTGCTGGACTACTTGTGAAACTTACACTTTCTGGTTGCATTGCTTCTTTGTTAATTATGTCCTTGTATTCTATTCTTCCCTGTAATGTCTGGTCTGTTAGGTTGACATCTTCTCCTAGTGCTGTTCTGAGGCTTACTCCTCTTATTTCACCACTTTGTATTGAACGTTGTAATGTATTATTATAGATTGCTAGAACCATTATCCATGAACCTGGAGGTATGCTTGTACCTTTGATGTGTTCTTCTGATTGATTTATGTAATTCTCAACAATCTCTATCCCACTTAAGTATTTTCTTTGGTGTTCAATGTCAAAGTTTAGGTTTTTTGTGTTGGTGAATATTTTTTTGATGTCTCGTCTTTGGAGTATGTCATTTGTTGTGTCTGGTAGTTGACTTGCGAGGATGCAGCATTTAATGTATAGTACATCAGTTGGCATAGTTGTTTTTCTTCCTCCATTAGTATTTTTCTATTCATTCCTAATGTTTTTTAATCCTTTGCAATCTATGTGGGGGGATTCTTTTTCAAGTTCTATTATTTTTACCTCCGAATTAAATTATAAAAAGAAAATTAGTTAAGATTCATCATCGGTAAAAAAAAGGAGAATTAAGTAATAAAGAAGGGAGATTATATATTTAAAACTTTCCCTTTATTCTTTCAGGTCAAGTTCATCGTCATCATAGTAATAAATATCCTTCCACTGAGGAAACTTCTCAACAAAATAATCATGAAACTCTATAGGATTCATCAAATTATTAGTTCTTATTTTAATAAATAACTCAATAAATTTTTCAGAAAAGATGTCTTCATTACTAAAATCTTCTACACGTTTATAAAGAGGATCTTCTATATCTAAAACATCCTGAAAATCATCAATCAATTGATATAAATTGTCCTCATTTGGATGTTTTCTGAGATAAAATAGTATTTCTTTCAAGTAATTCTTATGTTTCTTTAGGCTTTCATCAGTATAATAATTATGAAATGTAGTCATAAAAATAATCACCAAAAAATGTTTTTCAAATAATATCTATTTCCATATTTAATCTTCATAATATTTAAGTTTCATTCAATTAATCTCACATCTATAACCATATAATCGTCTTCATTATACTTATTATCTATTTGATATTGATGTCCTCTATCAAGTAAAACTTCAGTTTGATATGTATACTTAATTTTACTTAACTGTAATATTGGTGTTACTTTTGTTCCTTTTGGAACATAAATTTTAAATAGAACTCCTCTTTTTTTAAATCTCAATGAACTCTGTTTAAATGCAGATAAACTTAACGTATTATTCCACATACCCTTTTCGTTTAATTCTTCACCATCATTAGAATATAAATTATCTTGCACATGATATAATATAACATCATGATCTAATGTAACTCTCATGTCTTTTAAGATATCGTATTTTTCCTTAAAGAATTTTTCTAATGAATCACTATTTTGTTTATATAATGGACTTTTTTTATTATGTACGGCATCATCTATAACTTTTTTTGAAAAATTAGAACGTTGCCATTCGTTAAACGTGTAATAATATTTATTTCTATAATAAAACTTTAATGCTACAAGTTCTTCAGAACTATAATTTTTCTTATCATCTAGTGTACTATGAAGTAATTTAGCAAACTGATTATAACTATGAGAATCACTTGTACGTTTATCTATATTGACATATAACTCATCTACGTTTGATGTAACGTGTTCCATGTATATTTTTGAATATAATTTTTCTAAATTAAAATCATTCTTATGATATCCCATTTGAATATATTCTTCTCTAAGAACCAATGCTTTATTAATATCAGAAATATGTAAACAACCTTTTTCTTTATACCCTATGTTCAAATGTTTTAACACCCATGTTATATCATCATCATTTCCTAAAAAAGTTGCATCATTAATTAGTTTTATTAATCTTTTATCAAATCCTTCTGTTAAAGTATCAACTTTTTCTTGTAACTCTTTATATTCATCTCTGACTGATTTCTTTTTAGGATCATACACATTTTTATCATCATCTGTGAATGTTAATTCACATAGACAATTAGCTGTGTTTGCTGGACTTCCTGTCCAGTCTCCAGGATAATCCATCATATCTACTTGTCCTGTTTTATCATTAATTACTTCAAATTTTTCTTCGATTGGTACTTTTTGTCCATCTGTTATTGTGTGTCTTGTTTTGGGGTTTGGTGTTTGATTCCATACTTTGTATTTTCTTGGTTTGTCTTTGAGTCTTTCTGTCATCCATTTGACTCTGTTGTTCTTGTTTTTTTCTAGTCTTTTGTTTTGTCTTATTATTTCTTTTCTGTGTTTTTCTCTTAGTTTTTTTACTTCTGGGTTTTCTTTTATGTTTGGTGTTTTTATGATTGGCTGGTCTTCTTCTCTTAGTTTTTGTATTTCTTTTTCCAGGTTTTCTATTTGTCTGTTCATTAGTTTTTCATGCTGGTCTGTGAGGTCTCTTGTTGTGTTGTTTAGTATGTTGTTTATTCTTGTTGTTGTGGGTGTGTTGTCTGGTATTTGTTTGTTTTGTCTTATTTTTCTTGCATCTCTTTGTAGTCTTTCATAGTTTATGTTGTATATTCTTTGTCTTCTTTGTTCGGGTGTGGTCATGTTTTGTCGTATAGTCTGCTCGACAAGTGTACGGTAAAGAGTACTGTTTGGATTATATGTGTTATATGTGGTGGTATTCATCTGTGGGAAATATTTCTGTTTAAACTGATTGTATATGGCTACATTCATAAAAAATGAGGGATTACGTAGGAGTTCAAATAATGTGATATCATCAAGTGTATCTGTCATGTAATGAGTCATGGCATCAGAGTATGCCTTGGCGGTGTAAAGGTAATTTATTGCTTTCAGCAGTTTTCTTCTGCTTCGGTGTATATGTGGCAATTGTATCTACCACCCTTTTAGAGGTTATTGTTGTCTTCTTCAAGATACTTGTTCATATTGCTGATGATGTTATCGTATTGTTCCATTTGATTTGTTACTTCTTGGTTATTGCCTAGGGTGTTTCCATTGTAGAATCTCATGTTCAGTAATTCAGGATCATCCACATTCTGTTGTAAGTCTAATTGTGGGTAGATGTCAACAAGTCCTTCAAGTGCCTGACCTAGTGTTAGTAGTCCTGCATTGAATCCTTTCAGGAGGTTATCTATACGAACACCTGTTTTATCAACAAATTCTGGTGTGGCTATAACAATATTTGTCTTGATGTGTAAGTATTTACGGTTCCATTGGTTAATTGGTGATTTAAATAGCATCTGTGTTGGTCGTATTTCATTATCACAGTAAATACTGAAGACCTTATCACTTTTATCACTATTCATGGATTCCTTCTGATCCATGAGCATGAGTCTGATTGGTGGTACGCCTATACATTTGTAGATGCTTTCACGGTTTGCTCTTTCAAGGTTATTGAAGTATTCATAGTTATTATCAACTAGGGACTGGTACTGCATGGTTACTCCACGTTCTTCACTGTCACTTGTGATGTATGTGAACATGGTTCCACCCTCTGTTGCATCAAGATTCTCCTCGAGTATATGGTCTATACGTTTTTCATCTGGATTATCGGGGTCAGGTAGTGCTGGTGGACCTTCAAACATAAGTACTCCTGCAGGTACATTTCCCTTGTTTATCTTTTTGAGGTTCATTTTCTTTATTGCAATGTTTGTATATATTTTTTCACTGCAACTTTCCCATGCTGGTGTATCAAAGAATTGATCTTCATTACTACCACCAAACCAGAGGCATTCATTTAAGTTATCATAATCTAATTGTTCAAGTATCTCCGGATCAGCATATTTTTCTAGGAGTGTATAATCTAAATGGCTGAATTTTAATAATGTTTTAACACCATTTATTTCTTGTTCTACAAAAAAGAATTGATAGGTATTTCCCGTAACATTACTAGTGAGAGGTTCAACACGTATTCTTATTGTGTGTGCTGGTATTTGTTGGAATGAGTATCCATGTTGTTGTCTGATGATTTCTAATGCTCCATATCCATATATTAAGTATTCTATACCTGCGTAATATGCTTGTATTTTGTTTTCATTATTATTCCAGACTTTGTTTATTAATTCTATGTTTTCTTCGCTTTCATCAGCAGCTTCAAGTGAAAAATCATTGAGGATAACATCTTTTGCATAAACAGTAATTACTTTTTGGAGGTCATCACAACGGTGATAAACGTAACGTGAAAGTTGTGGATGAATAGGTGGTCTGAGATATTCATGTTGTATTGTATCTCTTTTTTGTGTGGTGCTACTTTCATCAAGTGTAAGATACTCCTCTAACTTTTGTTGGAAAGTTTCAAGTTCAGGGAATAATTCTTGTAATTGTGCTGTCATGTTTTCGTACTCCTTCTTACTTTTCGATTATATTCTTCTAGATTGTAGATACTGTTTAAACTATTATATCCTATTGTGGCACTGTCCAGGAAATCTGGACTTTTATGTTTTTTCATGATTTGTTTATCAGGGTTAATGTACATGAATTGGTTCTGAAGCAATTGTTTGTTGGGTATGAATTTGTTGATGTGTACAAATCCATTTCTTATTCCATACGCTAAGGGTCTTGCTCTTTCAAATTTGTTTTTTCGTACTGGTTTCATTTTAACACTGAAGTAATTTTTTCTTTGTATTTCACTTAGTACGTGTTTGAAGTGTTTTAGTGCATATGTTGCACTTCCTCCTCCTTCTTCCTCGAATATTATCCGGTTAAGTTTTGTTTTCTGTGTTTGTTCTTCTACAAATTTTTTTACTTGTTCTTCTAGTGTACTGTCATTGAGGAGGATATTGTCATCAAGGATTACTTTTCCATCATTGAGGTATAGTATACTTGTAAGGCTTGTGTAATCATCACCTTCACCTGCTATATCTACACCAATTAGGCTAAAAATAGTATCTTCATAATTATAGTCAAGGGGGTCCCTTTCGGCTTCTATTAATTGTTCACGTGTTAGTAGTAATCCTCCATCTGGTACATAATTCCAGTCGCCGTATCGCATGAATGCTTGTTGTACAGGACTCATTTCACTTAAACGTTTATCATATGCTAATCGGTCAACATAGGGGTTCATCATAAGGTCTAATGTGTAATGTTTATGTGGACTTTCTTCATCTAGAAACATTTTATGAAGCCAGTCGACTCCTGGTCCAAATGATGGGTTACTGTTTAGGACATATCCTTCTGGGATATAATCCTTTCCCTGGTGTGGTCTGATACTTCTTGGTAGAAATTCAAGTATATCTCCGGGTATTTCACTTGCTTCTTCTATGAATATGTCATGGTAACTTGTTCCTCTGATTTTGTCCATTTGGTCTGGTCTGTCACAGTAACTGTAGTATATTCTTGCACCGTTGGGTGCTTCGAAGAACATTTCTGTTTTGTTATCTTTGCATACATATTTTCCTAGTCTTTTTTTGTCACATAGCCAGCTTCTTAGTTTGTCTACTGCTCCTCCACTACTTACTACTTGTTTGTATGTGTTTCGTAGTATGAGTCCACGGTAGTTTGGGTATATGAGGTATTTTGCTGCCATTATTGCTATCATTTGGCTTTTTCCACTGTATGCTCCTCCACTTATGAGTTTGTAGTCAGGGTATTTTTTGTCACATTCATCCATGAGTATTAGTGCTTGTTCGAAGTATGGATCTACTTTTTTCCATGGTTCTTTTTGTGTTCCGTGGGGTATGTATGGGTTTCTTAGTACTTCATCTATGTATGTTTGTTGTTCACTTTCTGTTATGGTGTTGTTTAGTTTGTTGTAATCTACAAGCATACTTTTTACCTCATTTTGTTATTTTTTGCAAAGTTAATTATGTAATTGTAAACATTGTATATGTTTAAAAATAGAAATAGTGGGATTTTTATTAGGGGTGTTCAGAAAAAAAATAATATTATTAAACAATATAATAATTATCTTATATTATCACCTGGACGTTTAATTTTTTGACTGCCCGCTTTTCGTAGTGCAACAATTTTATTATGAGCTTCATTTTCAGAAAGAGTGTTCTCAATAGACTCACTGACTGCATCATTTGTTTCAACAACTTCCGGTGGGAATAGTGGTTTACGACAATTAATATAATAAACTTCTGTAGCTTCACGGTAACACTGGATATAATTCTTCATAATGTTAAGACATGTAGTACTATTGATATCACCACGACGAAAACGATCCATAGCATCTTTTCTTAACTCATTGAGTTCATCAATGAATGAGTCCATGTCATTGAGTCCTCTCCGGTTCAAGTCTTCAAAGAGGTGTTCTACTTTTTCGTATAATTGTTGTGAGTCATATGCATCCCATGCATCTGCTCTTTCTCTCCAGTTCCACTTCATACTATTCTTCATGATAAGTGAGTGAGAGTATCCTTCTTGTTTTGCAAATTCTTCAAGAGTTAAACCTTTTCTGGTGTTTCTGGTGTTTCTGTATTTTTTGAATCTTTCGTATAATTTTTTGGATTCATGTGGTTGTTGTTCGAATATGTGTTCTGCCATAAAATCACTCTTGAATAATTTTTTTTATTCTCTATTTCTTTTTAGTGTTGAGCTTGTTTTTTCTTTTTTCTGTTTTTTTCTTATGTTCTCTGTATATGCCATCGTATACTGGTTTGTTTGTTGCGTGTGTAATGGGTTGTTTGTGTTTTTTTCCTCGGATATAGTGTTCATCTGTGGGTTTATCATAGAGTTTCATGGTGTTATCTGTCTCTCCTTATTCTCCTTTTTTTTGGGTGTTGTACGTTTTTCTCGTACAACTGTCGATGATGTTATCTTTTTTTAGAATATTGTGTTACTGTTTATGTGGGTCCATGTTTCTGTTTCTATGTTGTTGTCTTTTTTGTATGTGATTGTTATTGTGTCACTGTATTTGTCGTGGTGGTAGTTTTGTGCTTTTTCTATTTTTTGTTGCATTTGTTTGTCTGTTATTCTTTCTGTTGTGCTTCTATTGATGTACATGTCTTGTCACTTTTTATTGTTTTTCATGGGGGTCTATGTATTTATTATACTTGTGAGTATGTAAATATATAGTATGCATATTATTATGTTGAGTATTGTCATGGTATGTTGAATATGTGTATTGATTCCATTTTATTTTTCTTTCCATTTTAGTGGAATATGTGTGGTAGTAATTGTGTAATTAATACAAATATTTGTGCTATTACAGTACTGATAATCATGAATAAATATTTATCGTATCTTTCAAATTTTGTGTCAAGTTGTTTTAGGTGTGCTTCTTGTTGTATTATGTGTTCATGGTCTTTCTGGAATTGTGTTTCTATTTTTTCTAGTTTTGCTAGGAGTTGTTGTTGGTTCTTGTTAATTATTTTCTGGTTTTCTGTGATTTGTTTTTCTAGGAAGGTTAAGCGGTAGTCTTGTATTTTTTCATTTTCGTGGGTTGTGTTGTGTTGCATTTTCTCCTCCATTTTTGTTTTGCTAGGAGTATTCTTGTTTGTCATTGTTCATCTCTTCTGTTTGTACTTGTATTGTGGGGTCTTGTTCTAGTTGTTTTATTGCTTCTTGTGTTGTTATATTACTTGTGTTTTTGACTGGTACAAGTACTCCCACTAGTCCTGTTATTAGGGCCAGGATTAGTTCTGTGTCGTAGTGTAGGTATATCATACTCATTAGTGATATTCCTAGTATTGCTACTATTATGGATTGTAGATTGATATTTGTGGTCATGTATTTTTTTCCTCTTCTTCTTCATTATTGTAATTTATTATGAGTGTGTTTCTACTTGGGGTGTAGATGCGGATGTCTTCTACTCCTAGATATTCTGTTAGTTCTATTAGTTTTTGTAGGGTTAGGAGTATGAGTCTGTCTTGTTCTATGTTTATTGTGATTATTTTGTCGGGTATGTTTATTATTATATTTTGGTGGGGGGTTTGTAGGTATTGTGCTATTTTTTTTGTGAGTTGATGGTATTGTGTTGTGTATATTTTCGTGTTTTCATGTCTGGTGTTGTATGTGTCTGTGAATGTTTGGAATGTTATTTCATTTTCTTCGTTGTATTCTTCTGTCATGTTATTTTTTTCTTCCTTAAATTATTAATGATCCATAAATTGAGGAGTGTGGAGAAATTGCTTCTGGGAGGATTCGAACCTCCAAATAAAAACTTTTGTATTCCGAAATATTACATTTGTACACATTTGTACTAAACTAAATATTTTTTTTACTCAGAAACATGTAAAATGATAAGAAAAAAAAGGGAGGAGTACACTCCTCATGTATTCCAAATTGATATATTTTTATAATTGATAGAGATTAACTAAACAATGTTTCTTCTTACAGAACATTCCCCATTATTTTAATCATATAAAATCTATTAAAAGTTAGGTGATCAATGTATTACTTTAGAAAATAAGAATTGGTAAAAAACAATTTAAAACCATTTTATTGAAAATTTTAATCTACTAATAGAAGGTTCAGTTGTATCAATTATCCTGGATTTGATTATCTGTCCAAATTAGGTTGTGGTATGTTACCATTAGGTAGTCCCCGTTACACCAGTTCATGTGTACTTAGCAATAATTTGTATTGACGGGGTTATTCTTTCTCTTCTTCATCTTCTAGGGGTATTTTGATTGTGATTGTTTTTAGTCCGGGGAAGATGATGTTGTGTTGCATGTATTGTGCTGTTAGTACAAGTCCACATTTTTTACAATATGTTTCTGTGTGTATTGGATCATACTTTGTTGTATGTTCCATGCCACATTCGGGGCATACTTTTTTTGTGATTTTCTTGTACTTCATCTCTTCTTCTTTTTGTGAACTATTTTTGTAGTTCAATATTGTTACCCCATTATTATAATAATAATTCCTAGTAATTCTTATTCTCATTATTCTTATGTAACGAAAAGTAACTTTTTTTATTAGGATTTATAAGAGTAAAGAGTGTTTCTTTACTCTTTAATTGCTAGTTTTATGTCACCTGCATTCACAGTTTTTCTACCTGCATGTTTTGCAAGAGCTACAGCAGTTTTACCTATTTCTTCTCCTAGTTCTTCAAGTGCATCTCTTAATGCTATTTTTGCATTTTCACTTACTTTTGGTGCACCTGCATTTTTTATTATTCTGCCTACTGGTGCTTTTGGTAATTCTGTCATAACATGTTTCCTCCTTTATTCTATTAGAAGTGTTTTAATGCTAATTCTATATCTTCTGATTGTATGGTTTTACGATCTGCATGTTTTGCTAAATCAATAACTGCTAGTGATAATTTGTTTGCATAAGCTTCTACAGCTTCAACCATTTTTTCTTCAGCATCTTTACTTATTCTTTCTGCACCTGCATTTTTAACAATTCTTGTTACTGGTGCTTTTGGTAATTCTGTCATAACATGTTTCCTCCTTCCTTTTTGGATGTTAAATAATAATGACAATGTTTTTATTTACTCCATAAAAAGAGTTATTTTTTGGGGATACGCTGTGGATTTGAACCACATTAATTACACCATTTAATGTATAACGTATCATTTTATTAATAATTTCTTCTTTTCTTTTCGTATTATATTTGCTTCTTTTTCATTGTTTTCTTGTTTGTGTGGTCCTATGTTGCGTGTTCCTACTTGTTTTTGTGGATATTTTTTTCTGTGTTTTCGTACTCTGTTTCTTGTTTTTTCTCGTGTTGCTTCTTGTCTGCATTTTTTGCAACAGTATTGTGTGTTGCGTTGTCTTCTCTTGTATTGTTTGCCACACCATTTGCATTTATGTACTGTCATTGTTCTTCTTCTAGTAATTTTTTGAGTTTTGTTTTGTATTTTTCTCCTCGTAGTTGTATTGTGTTTGCGGAGTAAGTTGTGGGGTATTTTTTTTGTTGTAGTAGTGTGTTTATTTTTGTTGCTTCTTGTAGTGTTTTATATGCTCCGTAGTAGTATGTTGTTTTGTTTTTTGTGTGTCGTATTGTGTATCCGTTTTTTACTTTGCAGATTCCTTGTGTTTGTATTGTTTTATTTGTTGTGTTGTGTTGTTTTCCTGGGGTTTTGTATATTTTCATTTGTGTTGTTATTCCCCCCGCCACGTGTGTCTATTTTTTTTTTAGATTTCGTATTTCTTTGATGAATACTATGAAATTCAACAGTACAAGTGCTAGTAATTCAAGTATTGTGATAGTGTATAAGTCAATTATATTATTCAACCTCCACCTTACTATTCTATGTAACGATTTTAGAATTTTCTATTCAAATATGGTCTGATTAATACTATGAAATTATAGTATTACTCTTTACTCCTTGGATAATTCATATATTTTGGAAAGATCTTTTGTCATTTGTGTTAATAAGCTATTTGCTCTTCCTCCCAAATCTTTATAAATATCATTAAATATGTTACATATATCATAAGGCAACCAAAAATCTGTAGGACACCATCCTTTTTCTCCTTCTTCAATTGTTTTTTTGAAATATTTTAAAATACCTTCATTCAAATTAAACATATTTACTTTTCTATGTAATTCTTTGTTAATTTTATTTTGAATTAATTTAATACTTTTCTCATTTAATTTTTCCTTTTTAAAATCAGACATTGTTATATATACTTCTGCAGAATAATATATTCCATATTGGTCATCTTCTTCATCTCCACTTTCAGGGATTATACCACGAAAGGGGTGTTCCTCTATATGTATTTGTCTTATGAATTCATCTTTTTTATTGTAATAATTCCATGTTCCTTTAGGATTACTTAGATGATTCACTGTTCTTGTAATATATGAACTATCTTCTAAGATCATCTTCTCTTTTGCATTATAATTATAATCGAACAGTGCATGACTATACAGTTCTGCATAATTTATGTTTTTTGTTTTTATTTTTATCATTCTTTTTTCAACTCCCGTTATTTCTATTTTCTAAGTTCATTTTCAATAAGGTACTTTTTGTATTCAATCAGTATAAACGTGTTACACGAACCACATCATACAATTTAATAGAATATATTTTCTTAATAATTAATTTACCTTGTGGCTGAGGATCAGTTAATTCTATGTTAACACTATCATCATTCCATTCTACATATATTCCTAATACATCAGGATATAAATATATATTATTATCCACATAAAAAGTAACAGTTATTGCTTCTTTAAATGAATAATATACTACATGATCACCATTTAATACACATAGCAGATGTTCTTTTTCAACATCCTCCTTTTATTATTAAAAAAAAGAATAAGATAAAAGAAATCCTTTTTTTAATAAGATAAAACCGACTATAAACCTAACCTTTTTATTTCATTTCTTATTTTCTGTGCTTCTTCATCCATACTTGCACATCTGTGTTCTCCAAGAGAACCTGTTCCTATACTTGTTGACACATAGTTAGGAAGTTCATGAAGGACATCACTGTATTTTTTCCTGAATGCTCTTACTCGTTGGAGTGTATGATCTACATCACTGTAGTATCTGCATTCCTTGGAGCAGTATAGTTGGTGTGGGTGTTCTGGTATGAATTTGTTGTTACATCCGGGATAGTTACATGTTTTTTGTGTGTATTTTATTGTTATTTTTTGTTTTATTTTTGGGTGTATTGTTATTGTTACTTTTTTAGGTGTTACTGGTTTTACTCCTATTATCTTATTACCTCTTATTTGGAATACTGTTTGAACCATCATTTTATGCCCCCTAAAACCTTAATGCCCCTTATTATATTATGTAACGCTTTTAGGAATTCTTCTAAAAAAAAAGATTAAAAAATATGTGAGAGTTAATATGTCACATATTTTTTGTTGTGGTTATTTTACGGGTTGTGACATTAAGTACCACCTATCTTGCATTGAAAGATTCAAGTATGTATTGATACATGATTGAATCTTTACTTACTAATTTTTCAGCACATGTTTTGATTTGTTCAGGGGTTCCTTCCATATTTTCAGTTTCTAGCATGTTTTTTATTTTGTTTATGTAGAAACTTAGGTGTTTACTTTCGGGTTCTGTGTGTTTTTGTGATGTTTGTAGTGTTTGTTGTGGTTCATGTTTTGTTTCGTATGGGTCATGTTTTGATTTGTTATTATGTTTTGGTTTTTGTGATTTTTTACCATTTTCAATTTCTATAATATTTGCATCTACAATATCTAAGCATTGTAGATACAAAGATCTTCTAGTATATGTTTGTATGGATTGTATTTCTTTACATCTTTCAGTTGGTTTTTCATGGTTTGCTTCAGGCATTATGGTTGACCATGTTTCAGTTTCTCCTGTTTCTAAGTCTATTATATGTAGTTTGCCTACTGGTGGTTCAAATTCAAACATTGTTGCTAATCCTAGTTTGTTACAAAATGTGATGATATAGGGAACTATATCATCTAGGCAGAAATATTTGTATTTTTGAAATTTGTTGTATCCTGTTGGTTTTATGTTTTGTTCTAGGAACATTTCTTTGATTTGTTGTATTTTTTCTAGTAGTCTTAGGTGGTTATCTGTAGTTTGTTCTTGAGGGGTGGTGATATTGTTGGCGGGTCGGAATTCATTTGTTTTTGTATAGTTTTGTATTTTCATATGTTTATTCTCCTTTTAGGTCTTTTAGGGTTTTGTATATTTTAGTGGGGGTTAAGTGTGTTTTTTTATGGGAGGAGAATGGGTGTTTTTTATGTTGTTCTTTTTTTATGCACCATTTTATGAATTGTTTTACTTGGTGGTTGTAGTTGTTTTGGGTGTTTTTGGTTAGTCCTCTTCCTAGTTGGTTTTTGTGTTCTTGTAGTAGGTTTGTCCATTCGTGGAGGGGTGTGTTTCTGCTTTGGGCTAGATTGATGAATTTTTGTATGTATTTGGTATGTGTCCAGTTTTTTTGTTCTTGTCTATATTCTTCTAGGTAGTGTGTGTAGTCTATCATTTTTATCCTCTATATTGTTAGTATTATTCCTGTGCTAATTCCTATTAAGAATGCTATTAGGAATGCTGATGGTATGATTGTTTTATTCAAGATCATACACCTCCATGGTTAGGTCTTTGGGTTGTGCACCTAGTAGGTATGCTAGGCTTATATGGTGGTTAAGTTCTTTCATGTTTTTAGTGGTGGTGAGTAGTTTGTTTTTGTAGTAGAGTTTCCATGTTTTCATAGTAATGTCTCCTTTTCTTTTTGTTTGAGTTCGTAGGCTGTTTGGAATTGGAGGGGATATTTTTGTTTTTCTTTTGGGGTAGTGTGGGTGGTGAGGGTTATTTTTCCGTTTGTGTTGATGTTTATTGTGATCATGGTTTTACTCCTAGTTGTTTTTTGTATTTTTGTTCTAGTTTTTGTTGTGCGGTGGTGTGTCTGTTTTGTTCTTGTTTTAGGTGTTTGTCTCTGAGTTGTTGTTCTTTTCTGATTTTTTGTTGGTAGTGTTGTTGTTCTTTTCTGATTTTTTGTTGGTGTTTTTGTTCTAGTTTTTCTTTTTCGTGTATGTATTTCCATGCTATGAATTTTTCTGCTTGTTTTTGTGTCATGCAGTGTTTGCATATTAGTAGTTTTCCTTCTATTTTTTTTGGGTTTACTTCTTCTAGTTCGTGTTTGTTTTGTTTTTGCATTTGTTTTATGTTTCCACAGTTTCGTGTGTGGATTACTCCACTTCTTGTGTTTTTTATTACTTTCATACCATTTTTCCTCCTAATTTTAGTATTCTAGTATTTTAATGTTTTCTTCTTTACAGTACTGATTAATGTCCTGTAATGATTGTTTGTGTTTTTGTGATAAGTGGACAATGTAACTAGGAGTTATGTATCCTCTACTGGTTACTTTTTCTTGAATATCATTTTGGTAAGTAGTAGTGTTGTTGTTTTGATCTTCAACTTGTAAATACTGTTCTATAAGTTCTCTAATTTTTGCACTATTATTAGTGCCTTCGTATGCTGTTTGGATGGTGAGCTGTTTCCAGAGCTCATCAGGTAAACGAAAATTTCTTTGTTTTAACATTTGTTCCTCCAGAAGAATTACATACGATTTTTAAAAATAAGTAAAAAATATAATAAGCATAAACAATAAAAATAGTAAATGCTTATGATATAATTTTACTTATATCATATGTAACATTCAAGAATTAGAGTTTTTAGGTAAGAGCATTAACTCTAATTCTCTTATTAGTTATTTCTTTTTTATTTCAACAGTTATTGTATTATCATCATTCTTTGTTAACTCCCAAATTAATTTGTTTTGAGGTTGTAACCACATTAAATCTCTTATTTTTGCAGGGATAATTGTGGTCAATGTTGTTGTGTTTGATGATTGTTTGTTCACTGTTGTTTCTTTTATTATTTTTTCCATTGTTAGCCTCCTTTTTGTAGGCTTATATTATAGTATTAATTTAATACTATATATATGTTTTGGTTATTTAAAACGGTTATACACTGGAAATCCAAGTACTGTATTTATTTCAAGTGTAATTTGGAAAAGAGCACATCACTCTATTGTGTACCTGAGGTACACAATTATTAAAACAAAATGAAATACAATGATGTGTACCTGAGGTACACATTCACATCATATATCTTTGTCAGAATTTTCACTTGTAATTCTACTATTGTTTTTATTACAAGTGTAACACTCTGAAAAAGTATGGTCTTACCCAATGTATATCTGAGATATACAAATTTATTTTCATTTATAAACCTCATAAAAATGTATATCTGAGATATACATCCACATCATATACCTTCGCGATGTTACATTTGAAATAAAAAGTATGGTTGGATTGCAAGTGTAAGTATGTAATATAATAATATAATATTAATAATAATAAAAAAAAGAGAAATAATTAAAAAAAAATAAATTAAAATAAAATAGCTAAAATAATAGCAATAATAATAACTCCTATACAACACAATACCCATGACGCATCTGCTTCATCAGAAGATGGATTATTAACATTTGTATTTTGAGTAGGAGTTTCAGAAACTACTACTTTCTTTTTAGTAGTTCTTGTTTTTCTTTTTGAAGTTTTGTTCTTTTTTTGTTGTTGTGGTTTTGTGGATATATTTGGCATAATTATTTTACTCCCATGATTTAGGCATATAATTTCTGTTGTTGTTTTTCCATTTCAAGTGTTTCATAGTATTCTAATGCTTCTGCTTGTAATGTAAAGTTGTAGGTACTATTTTTATTTTTATTTACAATATCTTGTATATCTTGTTTAGTTAATTTAAAGAATTCTTTTCTATTATTAACTTTATTTACTCTACAATAATCATATTTCTGGTGTAGTTCTGTTTCAAGGTCAAATGCATTATTACTAAATATAAATGCATGTACATCATATTTAAAGGGTACACTTGCATTACTTAATTCATTTACTCTTGCTTCTGGGTCATCTCTTCTTGTTACTCCTATTTTATATACTCCTTCTCCAAATGATCCTATATTACTTATTATATATACAAATCCTGCACCTGTCCTTAATCTTTTGTTTTCTATGTCTTCTTGGTCTTGTTCTTGTTTTGTTATTTGTTGTTGTAATGCTTTTATTTGATTTAGTAATTCTTGTTTTTCTTGTTCATTTCTTGCTTCTTTCTCGGCTTGTCTTTGTTTTTCTTCTAATTCTCGTTGTAATTTTGTTTTCTGTTTTTGTATTGCTTTTTCTTTGCGTTCTAATTCTCGTTGTACTTTTCGTTCTTCTTTTTCTCGTTCTCTAGCTTCTCGTAGTATTTCTTTTTCTTCTTGTTTTTTCATTTCATATTCTACTGCTAATTGTAACTCATCATATTTTAAATCCAGATATTTTTTATTTATAAATACTTTATTTCTATCATTCATCTTATTGATACGTTCGTATACTTTAGTTATCTTATCTTTTTGTTTGTTAACATTAGATGGTCTTGTTTGAGATATTATTTGTTGAGATTCAATGTTAAATGTGTATATTGCTTGTTTTATGTTTTGATTGGTCATTGCTTGTCCTTTCTTTTTACTTCCTTCTACTGTCCATTCTGTATTACATAAAGCTGCGCGTTTGTCTTTGACCATTTGTTTTTGTTGATTTCTTACTTGTTTGAGTTTGTCTTTGTATTCTTCGCTTTTCGTGAATTGGTATTGTAGTTCATATAGTCCATATTCTTGCATAGTTATATCATCTTGTACTAGGTCGTATTCTTTTTGTTTTTCTTGTATTGCTTGGTTAAGTTTATTTAATTCTCTTTGTTTGTCACTGATAGTCCCTGCAAAGTTGATATTTTGTTCTATTCTTCTTAATTGGGCTTCTTTTAGTTGTATTGTATAATTGGTTCTTTCTATTTTTTTAATATTTTCTTGAAGTTTATTATTAATTTCTCTTGTTTTTTCTTCTTCTTTCTGGTTTAATATTTGTTCGATATTATCTAATTTTTCTTGTTTCTCTGATAATTTTTCATTAAGTTCCTTTGTTTTTTCTTGTTCTATATCTGATAATTTTTTAGTAATATTATTTAATTCGTTTTGTTTTTTATTAATTTCTTTTTCTACTGTTTTTAATTCTTCTCGTAATGGATTTTTCGCTTTTTTGTTAAGATAGTATGCCCCGATCACGATTAAGGGTAATCCTATTAATGATCCATAAATTGTTATTGTTAATATTATTCCTATAATTATAGTTATAAATTCTTTATTATCTTTTAATCCCATAAATAATAAATGCTCCTTTTTCTTTTTTTTATTAATAGTATATATTTGATATTAATTTAATTTAATGGTATAAAATTAAATTATATTGATATTTTTCAATTGAAACACTTGTTATAAAACGTGTGGTACAATTTCAAGTGTAAATATGTAATATAATAATATAATAATATAATATTAATAATAATAAAATAATTAAAAAAAAAGTGTTATGATGTTATTGAAGTTTAGATAATATCTTATCCATATCTTTAATTAATTTCTGTGTTTTTTGTATATTCCGTGCTTTAAACTTGTCATCATAATCTGCATTATTCCTATACCCACGGA